TCAAGGTGCAATTTCCCATTCTTTGGATTCGTCTTTTGGTCTTGCTGCAGATTCTCCAAACCAGCGAACGAATTGGTAAACGTATGAAGCTCTAAAAGAATTCATTCCATCTTCTAAACAAATTTTTTTTAAAAGCTGGTCTACGTTTTCACGATATTTTATTCGATCTAATTTTTCTTCTCGCATCAACTGATAGAGTGCGTCGTGTATAAGAGAACCTCTTATAAACGTTTTTGTGTCGATTGTTGGACCACTCGGTCCATCCCAGGCGTATCCTGCTTCGATTTTTAACAGACCTTCCGGATCTAAATTTACAAAAACCTTTACTTCGGATTTTCCGATTTTAAGTGAAAGATCCGTTTTGATTTCAGTTTGGAAATTATAAGATTTTACGAGTTGATATTTATAGTTCTTTAAATTTTTATAAACGATATGATTCATTTTTTTCCTTCTTTAAGAATGTTTAATAAGCTAAATGATTCTGTTGTGTTTCTTTTATTTTTTCAATTGTAGATTGTTTAACTCCCAATCTCTTCTTTGTGTACAACGTCATCGTTGTGACGTTTACAATTCCGAATTCTTCTTGAACTGCGTCTGAAAAATCATTAAATTCTAAATCTTCAAATTGAATCTTCAGTTGTGCTTTAAACGTTGATAACATGATATTTCCTTCTTTTGCTTACTTTCAAGGAACCAAAGACATTTAAAATATAACTATGATTAAGCGACGTTTTCTACGGCTTCGATTTCCAACTCAGTTTCGTTTGGAGAGATGTACAAACGTTCTTTCTCTTCGTTTAATTGAATTCCAAGCTTTTGTATTGCCTTTATTGGTTCGGCCAGTATTTGCTCTTTATTTAACTCTAGTTTGATTCTTAGATAAACTCCGCTTAATTTGGAGACCAGATTGTTGAACTTTTCTAAAAGATTATTATCGGTTAAAACTTTTTCGTAAAATTTTGCCGTTCCTCTGGTTTTTACTGAAGGTGGAACTTTACGAAGTTTTAAAGTTCCAGTTGCCAGTTTACAGGTTTTGTATTCTGGATTTGGAAATAGTTCTTCTAAATGGTGATCTACATAAAATTTAATTCCAGAAACTAAATGTTGGATTTTTAAATCCAAAGGATCCATTTCGTTCTGAAGATCTAATAGTAGTTTGGCAATTTGGTCGTCTGTTTTACTTTTGATTCTATCTTTTTCCCTTTTAATTTCTCCGATTTGTTGAACGGCCAGAGCTATGTCGGGACGTTCTTTGTATCGATTATTTGGTAATTCCATACGAATTGTTTTGTTAGGCGAATCTTTTGATTTTAACATCTTTCCTCCTAATTGGACGGTTTGGCTTTTTGTGGTGTCATATCTACAGCAATTGCGTTAGTCGATGAAGATAATACTGCAACGGAAGGGATTTTTTTTACAGAAGGTTTCTTTTTGTTTTTTTGAATTTTCGATTTTATAGATTTTTGTTTTATCATTTTAAATTCTCCTGAATGAAATTGCAATTTTCGTTTTTAGATTGCGATTTCACTTACATTTTGGTCCTCTATATTAGCAATTTTTATAATATTATAATTTTCTTTTTTAGAATTTAAAATATTTTTATACCAAATCGCAAATTCTTGAATTGAATTAGAATCTAACTTTTCCATTCTTTTTTCTGCTTCTTTGTCTTCTCGATAAATGGAGCGGATCGTTTCTATAGGAAGTCCCCATGATTCTTCGATTGCTTTCACATAACGTTTTGTATTCCTGATTCCTTTTATTACGTCTGCAAGATGTTCGCGGTATAGTGGACCACATTGAGTCCCCTCTTCGATTTTTGCCGAGTATTTGAAAGCTATATCTCTTAGATTGAGTTTTGACTCTATGACTATTTGTTCCAATCTCTGAGAAAGTTTTCTTCCTCTTCTCCAGAATTCTCCTTTATGAACGACTTCACCGTTTACGATATATCTTTTGATTTTTTCCAGATCTATCATTTGATTTTACGCTGCTCCTTTTGGTTCTTCGTGTAACGCGGATTTTTCGTTGTTTGCATGAAACGAACGAATTTTATCGGAAAGAGAAATCAAAGGTTTAAAGTTTTGAATCAGACACTCTTCGCAAAGGTCCGTTTGGCGCATAGATTCATTTTGATTACACTGAACGCATAGATTAATTGTCATAATGAAATTCTCCTTGGTATTTTGATCTATTTACTCGTCGAATTCTTCTTCTAAAATATATTCAAGAATCCTAATGAACTCTTGAGTTTTACTCTGATTTTTTCCGCAGATTTGCAAGATGTCATTTTTTACTAAAAAAAGAGAAGTAACCGCTTTATCGTGCATCTCGCTGTGATCGTCCCATCTCCAGTCGAAAGTTGTAAATTGTTCCCTTACATACTCCGCGATTTGAACGATCATTTTTTCCTCTATATCAGAAAGAACGATCGGATCCAAATTGTCCCTGCTAAGGATCGGATTCTTTTCCGCGATAGTGGTCAAAACTTCTTGTTTCATTAGGCGGCTCTCCTGTTTTTTCGTTTATTGTGAAGCTGTGTAGAACGACGACCCATACGGTACGGAACATTCCATTTTTTGAATGCTTCCCTGATTTCGGTATATGAATGTTGTCCGTTTAAACTTTTCGAAAGATAGTCATAGTTTACTTCCGCTTCTCTTGCGAATTTTGCTAGGGTTTTCATTTTCAATGTGATACAAATGAAGTCCTTACATTCGTCTCCGTTGATGATAATCATTGAACCTCCTTTTTGTGATTGCGATTTTGTTTTCATTTGCAAAGATTGGGTTGTGTTGAATGTTCCAATCTCGCTTCAAAATCGATTTTTAACTTCGGCGAGTTCAATCTCGCTTGATACAACGATACGTTAAAAATGTATAAATGTCAAGAATTAATACGATAAAAATGTATAAATCGGATAAAAAATTTCCGGATCGCCTTAAAAAACTCATCGAAATTCTTGGACTTTCTCAGGCTGAATTTGCTCGTTCGATTGATTTAAAACCCGCGTTTATCAGTGATCTTATCAATCAAAGAGCAAAAAGTTTTTCTCAAGAATCCTTACTGAAACTTCGAGTTGCGCATAATGTTAACCCTCTTTGGCTGATTACGGGAGAAGGTCAGATGTTGATTACTGAGTTGGAAATAAAGACGGATCTTGAAACGGATCATTATAGATCGCTTCTTAGAAAAATCAAAACACGTCCGCAGATAGAAGTTTTGTTGGAAAGTCTTATGGAGGTTCCTGATTCTGAGTTGGAGGCTTTGCGCGTAGTCATAGAAAAATTTAGAAAGAAAAAATAATTATTCTTTTTCCAGAGACTCAAACACAAGATTTACGATTTCTTGTGCGTATGTGTGCCTAAGAATTTGAATTGGCTGTGGTGAAACTTGAAAGTCGTATTCGAATTTTTTCAAAGTTCTTTCTACTTTCCAGTAAAGAAATTCGCGTAAATCTTCCTTTGTTTCCAATTTAGTACTCCAACAAAATGGCTATATATATGTTTAGTATATTTTTACCCCTGACAAAATCCAACCTAAATACGTAAATATGACTTTTTTTTGTCCTAAACCGTTTGGGTTTTTAAATTCAAAATCGCGATGACTTTAAATGACAATAATTTCGATATGTCTCATTGATTGAATTTGTAGATCCTTTCTAGTGACATGATTTGAATTTCAATTGTATTAATCCATTTATTTGTACCTTATCTAAAATTTAAAATTTTGTATGTTAATAATTAAATCGTTAAAACGTAAAAGAATGAATATTAATTAGTATATTCAAGAAATATAAAATAAAGACTGAATTTTTAAATGTATATGGGAATTACAATATTCAATTTTGAAATAATAAATTTTTGGTCCTAAATTTTATCGCTCAAAGTTATATAATAAATACCGCAAATTCTATTGCAAAAATCCGTTTGAATACAGAATGTTAATTTTTTTTGAAATTGCTATTATAATAAAATAGAATATTCAAAATATATATTATTTGTTTTTTATTTGGTCCCTATGAATTTTAAAAATTTAGAAAGTGTTTGACAAAAAGCTGGTATTCGATCCAAACAGGACGCTATGTCTATAATTAACGGTAACACAAAAAAAGGATCATTACTCAAAAGCTCACAATCTCTTGGCTCGGAAAAAGAAAAACCGATTTTAGAAACAACTGAACTTTTGCCTATAAAGGATAAAACTCAAATTTTAAAAACCAAGGAAGCCGCTCGATACTTAAATCTTTCGGTAAGAACTTTCAATCAATATGTAATCGATCATGAGATTCCTTTTATTCAATGGAGTCCTAGAGTTCGAAGATTTATGGTTGGAGATTTGGATAAGGTTGTTCTTGCTCGTAGAACAAAAAAGCAGATCTATTGATTTTCTTTTTTATTTTACAAGGTGAATGACGTCTTATGCTGACTTATTTAAAAGTTAGCGGCAGAACGATTCTATACGATTCTGTTCTGTTCTTTGTCTAGAAAAAAATTGTGCTATTCTTTGTTTACAATCGGAAGCGATTGAGTAGTCATTTGGCCCGCCTTGTGCGGGCCGTTTTTGTGAGGAAGAATGGAATCTTCAAAAATTAGTCAAATAAAACTCGGTATCAAAGACTTTCTAGTCATCTTGGGCTTTGTAATTTCTGGAGTGATTCAATACAATACGATGTATAAAGAGCATGAAATCCGGATCGTTAAAATAGAAACCGAAATGGCTTCTATCGCTGAAGATCTTGCGGAAATAAAAGCGGATGTCAAAGATCTCATCAAACTTACTTCTGCTAAAGGAAGGAGAATAGAATGAAATTTTTATTAAAAGATGATCGAACTGGAAAATCTTCAGATACAACTCTTCGTACTTGGATTGTTTTCTTTTTGGTCGTTTCTTATCTGATTGTTTTGTCGATTTTATCCGTTTTTTCTCCGGATTCTTTAAGACCTCTTCAGATGGATATTATTCAATGGTTGATTGTATTTTATGGTGCAGTCGGAAGTCTTTATTTGGGTAAAAGAATTAACGAAAATTTAAATTCTAAAAAAAGAATTTTGGGTGAATTCTTGGATCGATTTCAAGATCCAAAAAGATCGGATGCAACTGTTCAAGATGTAGAAAGTAGGCAGCTGTAAATGTTTTCGATCTAAAAAGATTATGATCTTAAATAATTAGTTTGTTGATTGAAATGATTTCTTACATATCTCATCCAATTGCTCCTTGGAATCCTCAGAGAAAGGACCCAATTACTCCTCGTCTTTTTTTAAAAGATTACCAGCAGTGTATGGGAAATATATTTCAAGATTTTATAATTTACATAGGTCTAATTTATAGAATACCAGACTTTATTCATCTTACTACCTATAATTATTATGCTCTTTTTGAAGATTGGGCGATTAAAAATAAAAAAAACGTATATGATTCTGGAGACCATTCTGAATATTTTAATATTCTAATGAATTCAAATAACATTCCTTTTAAAATTGTTAAAAAAAAGGGAGACAAGGAAGAGCTTTGTAGTTATTTTGAAAATGGAAATTTTCCTTGCGGCTTAGGAACGTATCTTACTAAAAAAGGACATATCATTCGGGGTATTGGTATTGTGATCAATGACGAAGGTAAAAAATTTTTAAAAGTTTCAGATCCTTATGGAGTTGGGCCTTCTTATTTAGATCCTTATGGCTATATGATTCAATATGAATTAGACGTCTTGTTTGATTTAGGTGTTCCTACTGCTCTCTATTTGGAAAATTTTTAACTCCATTTATTTTTTCGGTTTAGGATAAAGTATTCTACCCATCAATTTAGAATATTTATTTTTGTAAATTTTTTGCGAAGGAGCCTAAGATGTAGGAATTATTACATTTAGGACTTGCTCAAAAATTTAGAATTGATTTTGAATGTTCTATAAAACTTGGTGGTTCCCAAGAATTTTATCTCTTGTTACTGAAGTTTCTGTATTTTGAAGTAAAGATATAAACTTATCCCAAAGTCTCAAAAAACATAAATGATAATTCTTTAGAAATTTCTAATAAACTTCTGTAGTTCCTACAAAAACTTCGCGTTATATAATTTATGACTCTTTGTTCAGAGCTATTAAGTGTTTAGTTTTTTGTACTATAATAGCGATTTGCAATAAAAATTTACGATACTCGATTTTGTATGGATGATAGTATTGTAATTTCTGTATGATTTCTCACATTTTTGTAATAGTTTATAAATTTAAGACCCTTTGTGCGGGAATTTGATTTTTGGATATATAAAAGTTTGTTTATAGATTCTTATAAGGTTAAGTAACCTAAGAAAGTGTTCTAAAGTTTCCATAAAATTTTAAAGAAGCTGATGATTTTAGAACAGTCTTTAAGTTTTATTATAAAGCCTATTTCATAATAAAATATCAGATATTATTATGGGGATTATTAATAAATTATATATTTTTAATAATTTTACCATTTTAAAAAATCATATAATAGCCAAAAGCGGAGTTTTATAAGATCAATCTATAGATAGTTATATAAGTCTATTTGTAGTTCAAAATACCGAAATGGTTACTCAAAATAATATAACAAAAATCTCTAATGTTTTGTATTAAAACAGAATTTTGTAATTAAAATTCATGAATCAATTTTATAGGGAATATCAATTGATTCCTGGAAAATAAAATTGAACCAATTATGATAGGTGTTATCTTTTAGATCGCAGATCGAAAGCAGGTGTCCAAGACTTTAAATTGAGCAGTTTAGAAACATTAGAGGCGGTTCCGTTCTTGTTTATTATCGAAAAAAAACGTATTCTATCTGACGTTTGGGTAATATTATTTTATGAGAATTAGTCATTTAGATTATTTAAAATCCTTAATTTTATCGATCAAAACTCTACCAGAGTCGCCTTCTGCGGATCCGATTTCTTTATTTTCCGAAAATAAAATTTTTCAATCTGCTCCAAATGCAAGCGATTATCCGAACTTATTTCCTTTCTGTATAATTTTTCAATCTCCACTCGTTTCGGTTCCGGATGGGAGACGGTTTCAAAGATTAGATTCTGAATTTGTGAATGGTATTAAAAATATTCGTTTTTTAAAAAGACATTATATTCAAGAATTTAAATATACTATTGATTTTTGGATGCAGGATTCTTTAAAAGATATTCCTTCTTCAGGTCATCTTAATTCAGGGGCTTTGGGAATTTTTGATCAGATTTTAATTTTCCTTTCTAATCAGCGGAAATTTATTACTCTTCACGGAGTTACCGTTGAAGTGAAACCGGGTTCTTTTTCTATTATAGCCAATCCTTCTGAAAATTTAGGATTTTATAAATTAACTACGGAAATTTTTTTTAACGACGGACTTTTTGAAACGGAATCGGTTCCTACTCTGGCTCAGGGAACCTTTCAGATCGAAGAGCCAACAGAAATAGGAACATCGGGGGAACAATGAAAGTAGTTGAGTTTATTAAAAAGTACGAAATTACACCGGTTTTAGCAGCCGGTTTTTTGGATCATTTGCGTAGAGTGCCGGAGGAAGACGTAAAAGAAGAAATTCTTAGGAACGTTTACCAAGAATTTTCAGGTATAAATTTGGATAAAATAAAAAATTCTACTTGGGAACAAGTAGCCGTTCACATAGAAGAAAAAATTTTTACCAAAGCAAATGTGAGAGAATCGAATTAGAATCTTGAAAGTAATTATATAAAAAGCGGCTCGTCCGCCACTCTACTCAGTTGCTCTTTTTATCAGGAGCGTATCAATGTCAACAGGTAACGTGACTACTTATCATCAGGATGGTGGGATCAATTTCAATGACGTAAAACCGGATCATGTAGGTTCTAAAGTGGGTACCGCTGAGACCGGAGATGCTAACAGAGTTTACGTCATCAATAACACACCTCAAGCTAAGGATGTTTTTGGAAGAGGGGAGCTTGTGGATGCCTTAGAACAATTTTTCGAAGAATTTGACGAATCAAAAGGTCAAAAACCAGTGCCGGTTCTTTGTGTTCGTCCATTCAACGATTTGGCTGGGAGTGTAGGAACTCCTACCAAAGTTGGTGGAGGAGAAGCGGCTCTTCCTACAACTTCCGGAATTCCAACAGGTAGTAGAGTTGTAGTACTTAAAATTACAAAAGCAGGTGCTTGTGGTATCGCGGAATATCGTAAATCCGTAGATGCAGGAGCAAACTTTTCCACTCCTTTGATCATTCCTTCAAGTGGTTCTGCGATTTCTTTGGATGTGGGAGTTAGCACTACTTTTACGAATGCTTCTACTCCTGCAAATACGTTTCAGTTAGGTGATACATTCACTTTTATAATTACCGGTCCAAGTGCGTCTAACGCTTCAAGGCTTGCGGCAATTGAGGTTTTAAAAAGAGAATACGGTTCCTATTGGATTCATGTTTTGGGTCCAGCTTCTAGAGCTTTTGCGATGTCGTGTAACGTTATTTTAGAAGAGATGGAAACGGAACACCACCTTCCTTCTTTCATGATCTTGGAAGCAAGAAGTAAGAACGAATCAGAAACGATTCCACAATATTTTCAATACATCCAAGATGAGTTTGAGCCTTTCGTTTCTCCTAAAGGTAGAGTGATGATCGCAGTCGGCGAGGCGCGCTACATCAAAGATGGAGTTAATGCTTCTGGAGGTTATTCTGCCGTTAAATCTGCAGGTGATTCTATTGGAGCTTGGAGAAACTTTGCAACGATGGCTACCGCAAAAATTGCCGCAACTCCGGTTAACGTTTCTATCGGCTACGTTAAGGATATGCGTTCTCTTACATTTTCAGAAATCCGTTATTGGGACGAAGGATATAGAAACTACATGGATCTTCTTCATGATATGGGTCTGATGGTTCTCAAACAATACGACGACTACGACGGGATTTTTATCGCCAGAGATAAAATCAAAGCTGGAAGTGATTCTGATTTTAAGGAACTTCCTGAAAGAAGACGTGCAGATAAGATGCATCGTATTCTTTATCGTGAGTCTCTTCAATTTTTGAATATGGATACGGAAGTAGATTCTGGGTCGGGGGGTTTAGATTATTTAAAAGCATACATCGATTCCAAAATTTCAGCGGAAATGGAATCTCCTGGTAGAAAAGAAATTTCAGGTCATGAAATTGTTTTAGATCCGAATAAAACGTTTAATACCGATCGGATCTTAAAAGCGAAGTGCAAGATGTACGTTAGTAATCGAACCAAAGCGATCGAGTGGGAAACCTCTTTCGCTACACCCAAATAGGAGTCAACAATGGCATTAGAAGTAGTAAAGGAAAATTATAGCTTCACCAATCTTGAGCTGAAACTTTTCGGATACGATATGGTAAGTTTTTCCGGATTCAAATTTGATCACGCAGTTGAAATTGAATTAACATACGGAAAATCGGGTGAGATAGTAGGATACACTACTAAGAATTACAAACGTAGTATCAGTGCGGAAATTTATTTTGAAGAGTTAGATCGTTTAACTCTTCTTGCTGCTCCTTATGGAGGTTTGATTGAAAAACTTCCACCTGCTCCCTTGACAGCAGTCTTGAAAGCAGAGGGAAGACCCGACTTCAAATACCTCGCACCCGCCGCAAAAATTACTAAGTACGTCGCGGATTTCAAAAGTGGAAATTCGGGAGCGGTAGCTGTTCCTTTGGAAATCGCTTTGCTTTCGATTCCTATCATTTCGTTTGCGTAATGGCGTTGAATAGTCATTTAAAAATCAAGGAAATAAGTGTATATAATGAATCCATTAATTAGTTCAATTCCTGCTCTTAAGGAAGCTTTTGAAAAACTTCCTCAACCGTATCAGAACATAGACGACGATTTTATTGCACGCAACAAGGACGTGATCGATATGATCAAATCCCATTTTGCGGATAAAGGAGGTCTTCATGTTCTAGATGCGGGCGAAGGTAGAAAGATAATCTGTAGAGTGCCAAATAAAACTCAAGTAGATGAAACTTTAGAAAAAGCTAGGAAAGAAAAGCAAACCGATGTCGCACAACGTCTTACAGGTCAGTGTTGTTTATATCCTAGTTTCGAAGTCGTAAACGGATGGGCCCAGGATTCTCCGGGTATCTTTATCCCGATCAGTAATAAACTGATTGAGTTGACTGCCACAACCCAAGAGGTAACGGCAAAAAAGTTATAGGAGAGAAGCTTAGGCTTCTGAAGGTCGGGAATGGTGCGTTAGACGTTCTTCTGATGTACTATTTCCCTGGAAGAAAAATAGAATACCCAAAAGACGGAGACGAACGCGAAAATTACGAGGCTCAATTGGTTGCAGAATTAGAATTTGTGCAACAAATAGAGATCAACACATTGACGCGTGCGATCGTTAAAGCGTTTAACGGGGATTAGACATTACGGGAGGCGAGGTATGGCCGATACGAATACAAACGAATTGAAAATTGTTTTTACGATAGCGGATCTCGCCTCCAGTAAAATCAACGAGATCAATGGCAAATGGGATAATATGAAGCAGTTGATCGGTGAAAATAAGAAGTATTCAGAACAATTTAAACAATCCATTCAAGAAGTGGATTCTTCTTTTATGAATATGAAAAAAGGTTTTGCAATATTGGATCTGGGTTTGTCGTTCGCTAAGACTTGTAAGGAATTATATGATGCAAGAACGGAATCCTCTAAATTAGAAAAAAATCTCAAGATACTCGGTTTGTCTGCTAAAGAGGTCGGAGACGTTTCCAAATCCGCTTTTAAACTTTCAGACGAAACTGGTATTTCAGTGGAAACAATTCTTTCCAGCGTAAATAAAATTAAATCTTCATTCAAAAATTTGAATACAACCGATTTAAATGCATTAGTCGGTACTGTTGCAAATGCCGTTTTAGCAACAGATGGAAATTTTTCGGATTTAACGGAACGGCTAATTTCTAGCGGTAAACAAATCAAAAATTTTAACGGAGATGTCAAACAATTAGATTTTGGGAATATAACAGATTTTCAATTATCATCGGAAAAAATGAATATGTTTTCGTTTCAACTCAATCGAGTCTCCGAAGTTTGGAAAAATTTTAAAATTCTTTTAGGAGAAGGAATTGAAAATTCTGGTCTTGTAAAATTTGGAATTATAGAATCTGTTCTTAAAAATATCTTTAGAACACTGGCTGACGGAATAGGCAAAGTAAACGCATTTCTTGGCGAAAGTCCGAAACTCGCAGAGTTCGCTGGCACTTTTTTGATGTTAGGTGGTGGAGTTTTGATTGCAGCGGGTTCTTTGATGGTTTTAAAATCGGCCGCACTTGGTTTGTTCGCCGCTTTGAAAGTCGCTGCAATGTCTAATCCGATAGGACTGGCGGTAGTAGGTATTGTTACGGCACTGGCTTTGATCATTACGTATTGGGATGATATAAAAACAACCGCAGTCGAAACATGGAATTGGATCGTAAATACTTGGAGTAATCTTTCCGGTTTTGGTAAATTATTGGTTGTTTGGTTGATGCCGATCGTAGGCATTCCGTTATTGATTTATGAAAATTGGAATAAAATTAAAGATATTTTCTTGTTGGTAGGGACTGGAATTGCAAAAGGATTTTCTAATATTTCTCCATATATTCAACCGATCATCAATGCTCCTTCTTGGATTGTTTCTGCGTGGAATTCTTTGACTAATTTTTTTGGAAAAATAGTAAATTCAATTTTTAAAATATTTGCCAATCTTCCTTCTGGAATTCAAGAAATTTTAGTTCTTGCTATGGTCAATCCGATCTTCGGTTTATACAGTTTGATTTGGCAAGCGTTTAGTAATGTAATCGGAAATATCCGTAATCGTATGAAAGATTCCGGTAAAAGTCTTTTTACCGCTTTTTCGGAAGGAATCCTGGATTCGGTCGCGGACTTAAAATCCACGATTTACAATGTGATGCAGGTTATCGATAGGTATTTGCCTCATTCCAACGCTTTGGAAGGACCTCTTTCCAGACTTACTCATTCAGGTTCTGCGTTTGTCGATACTTTCATCTTAGGGATGAAACAAAAAAATAATACATTAGTCGGATTTTTAGGAGAAATGTCTAACGGATTCAAATCTGGATTGAATTTGATCCAACAAAGTGGAACTAAAACAGTCACTACATTTTCGGAGGGAATTTCTTCCGGTAAGTCAGTAGTTTATAATAAAGTAATGGATGTATTGGAAAAAACAAGAAGGTTGTTTCCAAATTCGGACGCTAAAGAAGGACCGTTTTCGACTTTGACCAAATCGGGTAAGGCTACCTTTGCAGAGTTTTCTGCGGGACTGGAATCGGAAATTCCTAAGATCAATCCGATTCTTCAAAGATTCAATCAGGTTTTAACGAACGATTCCAAAGGAATTATTAAACGAACATTAGAAAGTAAAGAAAGTTCCGAAAGTATATCAGGAAAATCGAATGTATCTTCAAACACAAATATAGGATCTGTCATCGGTCAACTGGTGATCGGAAATAAAATTACGGATAAGAAAAAAATCAGCGAGATGATTACGGATGCAATTTTTCAAGAATTGGACCGTTTTGAGGAGATGGAACTAATATGATCGGAGGAATTACACCACCTGCGCTTCCCGCAGGGTATCTTCCTTTGGAGGCAATAACGGGGGATATAGATCGTTTGAAAGTGAGTTGGTCCGGTAATAGATATGAGTTTCCTTCCGGCACTAAAATCAAAGTGCATCGAGAAAAAGAAATCGTAATGACTCCTATTCCAGGAGGAAAGAACGGAACTGTTAAAGAACTTACCGGATACAAAGATTGGACGATTACGGTAGAATTCACTCTTCTTGCTTCGATTTATGGAGCTGGGAGTTTTTCGGCTCCTTCAAATCCTTTGATTAAAACTATGAGGCAAAAAATGAGAGAATTGAGGGATCTTTGGGAACAAGAAGAAACTCTTTGGTTATCCCATGCAATGTTAAGAGCATTAGGAATTACGAATGTAGTTTGTCAAAAGTTCGAACTTTTGAATGCTCCGATTCAATATGAACAAGGCATTATCATCACTTTTTTGTCCGACGACGAATACGATTTGGATCTTGCTTCTATAGAAGCTAAAAACGGTGTAGTGGAGTCTTCTTTATGAGTCAGTTTTACGTTCTTAAAAACAACGATACTCTACAAAGGCTTTCTGCTCGTTATTACGGAAAATGGGAAATTTGGAGATTGATCCTGGATAACAATCCTCAGATCGAAGATTGGAACAATCTTAGAGCAGGGGTTTTAATAGAAATTCCGGAACCCTTGGCGGAAGATCGTCTGCATACGATTGCCGATGGAGAAACGTATGAATCCATCAGTTTTCTTTATTACGGAACAGAACATTTTTCGGGTAAAATTCGTGAGAATAATTCTAATATACAACCTTATGAAAATATAGGATCGACTCTTTTTGTAGAGGCCCTTGTTTCCAAAGCCGAACTGCAAAACGCAAAAAGAAGGATGAATTTGTAATGTTTGTTTTAAATCAAGAATTAGAAATATCGAATATAAAATTTCCAGCAATAACTGAAGCTGTATTAGAGTCTTCGAGAGAAATTCCTACCGACATACTTACGATTAAACTTCCTAAGTACAAGAACTTAAAAAAAGATTCGATCGTTAAGTTTTCGAAAGTTACTTGGAAAGCTGGATATTTTCAGTATGGACTTTTAAATGAGTTTAACGGTTATATATTAGAGATTAGTCCAAAAGTTCCACTTGAGTTAAAATGTGTAGATCCGTTTTTCTTTTGTCAGCGTAAGATGATGACCCAGGATTATCATCAAAAACCCTTGATGGTTTTTTTGAATGATTGTATTCATCCTCAAATTAAATCAGATATTTCGATTATCGTTCGTGATTCGGATATTAAACAAACAGTAGATATTAGATGTGCAAAAAAATCGGCACGTTATGCGCTATATGAATTAAAAAAAACTCATGGTGTGGACGTTTTTTTTCACGATTGGAAATTGGTGGTTCAAAAAGCTTATAAACATACTGATTTAAGTTTTTCTTCTAAAAAAAATAAAACTCAAAATTCAAATGAATCTCAGGAAACATTTCCTATCTTTCGCTTTGGAAAAAATATTATCCAAGACGAACTTACTCCTTTAGAAAGCAAGCCGTTCAAAATTATTGTAAGAGGAGAAAATCCCAAAACCGGACAGACATATAGAGGGGCTTATGGGACAGGTGAAACTTGTTATTACGAAATCGATGGATTGGATTCTCAAGGAGCTGAAAAAAGAGCAAAAGAAATTTTTAATGAGAAATGTGGCTCTGGTTTTAAAGGAAAGTTCGTTTCTTTCGGTTTTCCTTCGATCACTCATTCTCAGATTATTGAAGTTCAAGATCCGGATGATCTTTCTAGAAGTGCTAAAGCGTTCATAGATAAAGTGATTAAAAAATTCAATAAGGATGGTTATAGGCAAGAAATTTTTCCAGGTTTTTATTATGAACCTCCGAAGACAGGATCTTCAAAATCAAATGGAAAAAAATAAAGTAGGATCTAATGGCTGATAAAACCATCATACAAGCAATTGTTCAGGCATGGAAAATAGGTTTTCCTATTTTCTTTCCTAAGTTGGGAATTGTAGACTCTGTCGATTCCGAAAAAAAACTTCTAATCGTAAAAGTTGCGGAAGATTTTATTCATGATGTTATTTGGACCGAACCAGTGGTTCCGATGCAGGGTTCCAAATGTCTTTTGATCGCAAGAGATAATATTGAAAAAAGATACACCGCGTTCGGTTTCGAAAAGATCGATTCAATTAAAACGAAAATTGCTGATAAAGTAGAAATTGAAGTAAATGAAAGTAAGACTTTTTTAAATTATAATAATATAATTAAATTAACTATAAACGATGAAGGTTTTCTTTTGGATCTGGGTGGAAAGCCGTTTAAGATTCGGGGAAATATAGAACAAGACGGAGATTTTAAAACTACCGGAAAAATAGAAGCAGAGAAAGAAGTAACCGCTTTTGCTCAGTCCTCTAATTCAGTAAGTTTATCTACACATTTAACCGATTACGTAGATACTCCAGTTGGTCCTTCTGTTTCTAACAAACCTAAGGCAGGCACCTAATGATCGATTTTGCAAATGATTCTGTACAATTCGGAGACTTAACATTAGATCCTTCCGATAATGATTTGTTAAGCGACAGTAATTCAGTTCGTATTGTTTTGTCCGAAATTCGAGAGATGTTTGAAATGACTGTAGCCGACGACATCGACTATCCAGAAATTTACAGCAGACAAAGAATTGCTCAAAACTCTACGGAATACGATGAGTTATCGGAACGGATTCAAGACGCGGAGAGAATTCTTAAATTTCATCCCATTATAAATCCTCAATCTATAAATATAATTCTGGACGAGGAAAGAAGACTCGTAGTCGATTTCAGATTAAAAACGGGAGAATCTGTCAAAGGGATTTTGATGAATTAAATTTAAATATTATAATTGTTTAAAAATTTTATAGAAGGGATTGGCAAAGCTGCTTTAATTTTTCAACAATTATAATATATCAATAATATTTTTGTTAATTATTGTGTGATGATATACTGAAAATTTTAGGGATAGTTTAGAGTTTATGAAATCTTATTGCTTGTTTCAAAAATGAGAAGTATATTAATATTTCATAAAATTAAAATATTAAATTTGTGGTGGAGGTAATCAGTGAATTTAAATATAACTAAAGAACAAGTTCTTAATGAACATCTTCAAAGTGTAAAAGCTTCTGGAGTATTCAAAAATCATACGTTTAGTCCTACTTCTAAAACTTTTTCGATTTTGCGGGCTGTTTCCAATGCCATTTTTTTGTTCATAGATGATAATCTAGTTTCTATCCAGAAAGCGATCCATCCTCATACGGCGGAGGACGATGCCTTACACGAACATCTAATTCGTAGGGGGATGCAATGGAAACCTTCACTTCCCGCGATCATTAAGGTTAGAATCGGTTCTTCCGTTCCATCGATAATCAATCGTGAAATTCCACAATCTTTAATCGTTACTACTTCTGGAAACGAAGATCAAAGAGTAAAATTCTTTCTTCAAGAATCTTTAATACTTCCTGCAGGTACGGCAGCGGACGCCCAAGGAAAATATACAGTAGAAGCACTCGCTCAATGTACGGTTGACGGCCCGATAGGAAACGTTGTTTCGCGTTCTATCAATTTGATCGAAAATCCTCCAGATGGAATTGATTACGTTTCTAACATAGAAATCAATCCAATTCAACAAGGTCAATATAGAGAGACAAGAACTTCGGTTAGAGCACGTTTAAGAAATGCAGAAGGTGTTTCTTCTAAATGGACCCCCACTTGGTATGTGGGAGAGGCGGAGACGTTTGCTTTTGTAAAAAGAGCCATTTTTAAGAGCTCTAAAAATTTAAAAATGGATGGAGAGGTAAAAATTTTAGTTCAAGGAACGGTAGCTTCTTTGACCGATTCTCAACTTACACAAATTATAAACTATTTCAATTCGGAAGAAAATGATCCAGGTGGAGTCGCTCACGTTCTCGTCGAGAATATTTCTGAAACTATAATCAATAAAACTGTTACTGTAAAGTTTTCTTCTTCAGACACGATTCCAAGTCAGGTTGTTTTGGATCAGATAAAGGACGAATACTTTCTTTCGCTCGAAGAAGGCCAGGACTTTGTAGACGCACAATTAAAAGCTTTATACCAAGCTCTTCCAAATTGTATCGATGTAGAATTTAATCCATTAGGAAATATTGATGTTCCTGCGGGTTCATTGGCAAATGCTGGCCCGGCTTTTCAAGTAATCGGTGTGGTCTATGTCTGATAAATTTACTTTCAATTTCAATTCGACCGTTTGGAAAAATCAGAGAAGTTTAATACGAAAGTTGGGAGTTGATAGTCTTTGGTATAAAGTTTTAAAATCGATTCTCTCAATTCTAAACGAAAGGGCGGTTAGACTCAGTTGGCTTTATAGGCAGATGTGGCTCGAAACAAGCGACGGTTTTGGTTTGATTTTATGGGGAACCAGATACAAGATCGAAAAACTTCCAGGAGAAACGGACGATTTATATCGGAACAGACTTTTGCTCGCTAAACTTTTTAAAATGTCAATTGCTTCTGTGTCTTCTAAAAGACAGGTCATTCAATTTTCGACAGGACTTGACCCGGAAGAGATTCGTTATTCTAAAATTTATAAGTCCGAGGAAGCTAAGAACTGTTTTACGATGGGGGGCATTTTGGATCAAAGAATGATGTCTAGAAAATACGTTTTATTTAGGTATCGATTTTTCTTTCCCAAACTTTCCGACTCTTTCAATCGATCTGCTCTTGTTCAATCCATTGAGAACGTGAATATAGGCGGAAATGTATGTGAACTTTGGGAGAATCAAGGAGAGTTTGATCCGTTCGTGATGGGAGGGAATCTTACGGGTCAATTTCATTCCCGCCGAGCCGAAAAGATTAGAGAATATTCGGTTTATTAAATATACATATAATAAAATATTTTAATATTTCTAAAACTACTTAATCGCTCCTTCAAGGAGCATCAATGGAAAAGATCTATGTTTATTCTTCTGAGTCTTTGGAAGAATATCCTTATTCCAATTTATCATCCATAGAATTGGAAGTAGAACTCTTCAACCGGGATAAATCAGAAGAGAAGAAGAAAAAAATTCATCAGGGAATTGCGTTTCCTCCGGAAGGTTTTAAATTTGAATGCGGAGCATTGAAGGAACTTTCTCTTTCAGAAAAGGCGGATCGAGGTTTGACTTCCGTTCCGGAAAATATGAAAATAGAGGAGGAAACGTTGGTTCCAAAAACGGAACTCGAACTTTTACAATGTGGTTTTTTGACGATTTCGGCTTATAAAGAAAAGAAGATTCAAAAAATCAAAACTAAGTTTGACGAAGCCATGGATCAAATCCTTTCCAAATATCCAAAGACGGAACCACTTTCTTGGCCGATTTTGGCCCCACAGGCTAAAAGATGGATTTATGCAAGTGCTGAAGAAAAAGAGAGTCTTAAGTCTGAGTTCATTTCTTTAATAAGCGAATCTAAAAGTCAAAATGATGAAGATATTACAGAACTTGCAAGTTCTATTTTGATTAAGTCGAATGCATATGAATCTTTCAGTGGTGTATGTAAAAAACTGAAAAGAGAAATGATTTTACAAATCGAAAATAATACAAAAACGAACGTAAATGTTCTTTATAACGAGTTAGAAGCGATTGTAATAGATTTTCCGTCTTTCGAAGGAGATAATCATGGATAAATTATCAGGAATCGAATTTCCAGGCGTAGGCAAAAGAGTTTTTCCAGAAGACTGGAAAAAAGAACAAGAATCTAAAAGTCAAGAGATCATCAATCGAGATTTGGACCTTTTGGGATTTGGGATTCAGAATGGCGGGACGATTGTAATCGGTTCGGGACCAAATCGTGTGGATTTAATTGATACTTTAATTGCTTATGACGAAGAAGGAAAAAGAATTCAAGTAACACCAATTGCTGGAATTCCGGTTCCGAATAACGTTACTTGTACTCTCGTAGTTCGGCATAAGTTTTTAGAAACACAATATGATAGTCCTTCTAATCTTCCGAGTGATGGTACGAATTTATGGAGAGATAATTCTTTTGAGATTTTAACAAGACAAGGTTTGCTCGTTACCGGTGACGTTCCTTTGAGATTAATTTCGTCTAACGCTTCTGGAGTTGTAAGCCTAGGTACCGACTTAAGAACTTGGAGAGGAATTTTTACAAACAATATTAAAGACGGACAAATTACGGAAGAAAAACAAGCCTCTTCTGTAAAAACAGGATTGATTACAGATTTACACGCGGAGTTGATTGGAGCTATCAATCCGGATGTGAATCATCCTCTTAAACTTGTACAAGGAATTAACCAGGCTTATCTATATTCTAAAAATTTTATAGACGTAATGTTTAAACAAGAACGTAAGTTTTTAGGAGAAATGTTTTGGATGGACGATTTAAGGAGTCCTTCCATTGATTTTCCTGCATTTTGTTTAGCTTCTCCGGATCAATTGATTAGTGTAAATGGAACTGGAGGAATGCCGGATTTAGTTTCGTATTGGCTCAATAAACCACTTCGTTATGATCCTTTGGGAAGTAACATAACCGATTTTGATACAATCAGCTATACGATTTCGAGTAACGTTTTAACTGTAACTTTCCCTAACACAACTGTTTGTCAAAAAATCATCGATGCATTGGGAGAAGATTATCAAGTTCAGGGTTCTTTTACGAACTGGATGACTGGAACCATTTTACAAACAATTGGTGGAATTCCAGCTAACTCTACTTTGGCGATTACTGCCTTTTCTTCTGCGAGTAGAACGATCAGTTTTAGTTGTACTGCGACGAATTCAAGTGGATCACTTTCAGGTGTAAAGGTTCGTTTTTATAAACATAGACTGCCGGACATTACTCCTGGAACTACGATTACCAATCAGGTTCGTCATTTTACGATTCAAGGAAGGGGATTTGTTTCTGTGATGGACTCTGATAGTGATTGGATCGGCGGTTTGAGAAGAAGGGATCGATTTCAAGGGCACTATCACGAATTTTATGGAATGATTGGCAGTTATAGTGGATCTAGTACTGCACATTTTGGCAGTGCATCGGCAAATACTTATTTATTTCAAGGTGGTGGCACTTCAGGACAACCAGTTCGAACTCCGAACACAGATGGAACCAACGGCACTCCTCGCACCGGAAAGACCACAGACGCCAGAGGTATATCAGGATTTCCTTATATATTTGTAAGGAGAGTTTTATAAGAAACTTTTTATGTTTTCTAACCGGTATTAAATGCTACTCAAATTTGTATGATAGAGTGTCTTAAATTTTATGTTTTACTGATTTTTATAAAATTAAGTACCGTTAATTTTATAAAAAAACGCTGATTCCATGCAGAATATTGGGTACTTTATTATATAGTTATGAATAATAAAGAATTATCTTAAAATTTAAGGTAATTTATTTTATGGGAATAGAGCTTTTGTCCTCAAACTTAAGAATGTAGGAGCATATATGGAAATTGAATGATAGAAAAAACTATTAAAAAGTTTGTTATTACGGTGTAACTAATCTGTAGAACTATCACATTGTGTTGAGAATTTAAAGATGATTTGTATTAAAGTTTTAGAATAAACTCTAAGCACATCATATAAAAATAAATTAGATGTTTAAACTACTAAAGTCGCTTCCTTTTAAGGAGAAATATGGAAAAAAGAAATGTTGATTCTTTCGATTTACTCGAAGAGTATATTGCACAGCGGTTACAATCTATCTGGTTGAAAGTGAAAATTTTTAACATAAATCTGTCGGGGAAAAATGAGAGGAAATTTATCAAATAAAACGATGGATTTTGAAGAATATCCACGAGATAAACGGCTGAAACCCGTTTCGATTTCTTTTCAGAAAAATTTTATAATAGAGCTATTAAAAAATTCCATGGCGGGTATTAGCAAAATTGCTTCAATTGCCCATTTCAATGTAATGAAAACAAACGGAAAATTAATTTTTCAATAACTCTAATATTAGTAATATTGCACGTTATTTTTATATTAAAAAAACTTGTATAAACCATTTTTTGAAAATTGTAAAAAAATAGAATCGATTCATAAAATGGAAAATAATGTAAAATCATGCGTAAACTTTTTTATTAGCAATTAAAATCGATTCTAATCGAGTTCACTGTATTAAACGGAGTCTATCATGGATAAATTATCAGGAATCGAATTTCCAAGTGTGGGAAAAAGGGTATTTCCGGAAGATTGGAAAAAAGAACAAGAATCTAAAAGTCAAGAAATCATCAATCGAGACCTGGATGCTTTTGGGCCGGGTATTGATTCAGGAGGAAATATCGTAGTAGGTTCTCTTGCAAATAGAATCGATTTAACAGATACTCTGATTGCTTATGACGAGTATGGTAGAAGAATTGAAACCCCACCTACGATCGGAATTGTAATTCCAAATAATGCAGCTTGTACGATCGTAGTTCGACATAAGTTTCAAGAAATAGAATATAATAATCCTCTAAATGTGCCCGAAGATGGCCCGATTATCTGGAGAGACAATTCATTTGAAATTATAGCTAGGCAAGGAGTTTTGGTTGCCGGAGACGTTGCTTTGAGAACTGTATCTACGAACACGTCAGGTATAGTAACTTTGGGAAATGACTTAAGAATTTTTAGAGGTATCAAAGGAATTCGTATTAAAAACAACGAGGTTACCGAAGAAAAGCAGGCGGGTTCCGTAAAAACAGGTATATTAACAGATTTGCATACAGATATAGTCACTGCAATTAACCCGGATACAAATAATCCATTGAAATTTGTCAAGGCGATCAATCAGGTATATCTTTTTTTAAAAAATTTTATAGATGTAACATTCAAGCAGGAACGTAAATTTTTAGGAGAAATGTTTTGGATGGACGATTTAAAAAGTCCATCCAGTGATTTTCCTGCATTTTGTTTGTCGTCTCCGGATCAATTGATCAATTCGACTGGAAACGGAGGGATGCCCGATTTGGTTTCGTATTGGCTCAATCAATTACTACGTTATGAGCCTTTGGGAACAAACATAACGGATTTTGATGCGATCAGTTATACAATTGCGAGTAACGTTTTGACTGTGACTTTCCCTAATACAACCGCTTGTCAAAAAATCATCGATGCGTTAGGGGAAGATAATTTGATTCACGGTTCTTTTACCAATTGGATGACTGGAACAATTTTGCAAGCAATTGGAGGAATACCTGCAAATTCAACACTTGCCATTTCTGCTTTATCTGCTTCGAACAGAACAATTAGTTTTACTTGTACGGCGGCGAATTCAAGCGGATCTCTCTCTGGTGTAAAGGTTCGTTTTTATAAACATAGATTACCGGATGCGGTACAAGGAACTACGATTACCAATCAGGTTCGTCATTTTACGGTTCAAGGAAGAGGATTTGTTTCCGTAATGGATTTTGAAGGAGAATGGATTGGTGGGTTGAGAAGAAGAGATCGATTTCAAGGGCATAGACATGGTGCTTCCACCTCTATTTCCTTTGATATTCCGCAAGGTGCAACGGGAGGATTGGGTTCTTTGGTTGCGGCAGGTTATTATAGTGATGGAACACCGCGTGGATTACTACTAAACGGTTATCCTTCTACAACTGTTACCGGTCCGACCACAGATTCGCCAAGTGGTTCCCATCGCATTGGAAAAACTACAGATGCGCGAGGTATATCAGGATTTCCTTATATATTTGCAAAGCGGGTTTTATAAAAAGATTAAGTTGGCGTACAAATATTTTGTGCGCCGACAATAATGAGTTAGTTGTATTAGAAGTTAGGTTTACTGGATCAAGTTTTCTACGAACTTATATTAATTTTAGATAGGCAAGTATATGCAAATTTTATGATTTATTTCTTTAGTAATTAAAGAAGAATTTTCAATTTATTGATTCCTATAAAATTAAGCACCGAAAATTTTTATCATAAAGAATTGCTTGAATGCAGAATATCGAGAACTCAACTATATAACTACGAGTAGGACTTCCAATACAGAAAATTGAAGACATTATCACTCGATTTTTTTCTAATAAAAAAATTGGCAATGTTCTTCTTTTCAAATTTAAAAGAATATTTTAAATGATTCATTTTAAAAGTAAAGTTGTTGAAAAGTTAGCTCTCCATCTTGTTTCTGTTGTATGAAATGGTTGATTGAAGTAGTCTGGTTCATCACCACTATGGAATTTTTCAACAACTCTAGTAATTATCTTTACTATAATGCTTTTATATTTGAAAAACTTTTATTCAATAAATTTTTTATTGGATGATTACCCAACGTTGATTTTTGAAATGACTATTTTTGGATTCCAAATAAAAACAAGGTTTTAAAGAAGAATTGTAATTTTAAATGACAAAAACTTTCGTAAAATTCGAAACTATTGGTTAAGTAAAATTTTAACATAAAAAAGCTATTTACGCACAGTGTTTATAAAGCTATACCCCCCTAACACTGGAAGAGCAGATACCCAGGAAAGTCTAAACCGAAACGTAGGAAAATCGAGGGAAAACAGGCTTTTTAAAGGGGTTTTAGAAGGTTTTTAGACCAGTTATGGACAGAATATTAAAAACGAAAGAACAAAAATCTTGAATATACTGAAGAAATAATACGAAATAATATCTCTAAAACGTAGGATTCCAAGGCCAAAAATCAACTTAAATCCACATTCCACGAACTAAAATCATCAAAATTCTTTTGAGAGCCTCGATAACAGATTGAGCCTCATGTCTTGAAATTTTGTTCAATTTCTTTTTGAACATTTTTAAAGGAAGAGAATCAACAGTTAAATTTTTATACTCACTTGAAATATTTAAAGCAGTGACCAGATTTTTTATCATTTCATTCTGATCTGGGGTTAGAATCGATTCGATTTTATAAACGTTTTTTGGAATAGATGAGTATTTATTGCGCTTATTGATTCTTTTCTTCTTCAACTCAGGATGCAATTTGTAAATAGCAGACGCAATTTTTTCTAAGTGAATTTTAGAAAGGTTCTTCGTAGATCTTTTTCCTGAAATTGATTCAACAAGATTTCGGAAGTTATCTTCTGAAATGGCGGCTTTAGATTTTAACGTCCAAATTTGGGAAAGACTACTCATGATTCAATTTCCTCTACAAGTTCTTCGATTGAATCCCGTAGATGCATCGTAACATTTTTAAACGCTTCTTCTGTTGCTGTCTCTGGAAATCCTCGGTATTTGACTCTTGCCGGATAAACGGAAATATCACCCATTCCATTAAATTCGAAAACAATACTCCAACCGAATATGTGTAAGAAATGATTTACGAATAGCAGCAGTCCAGTAGATCTGAACTCTTCCCAACTTTTTTTTGTTATATCACTCATCTTATTACCTTTGGAAATTCATTCCATACTTTTCCGTCCAACTCTCTTCCAGATATTTTCTTATTTCTTCCACCCCATTGCTTAAAGAAAAATGGAACTCTCGCATCATTGCACTGATCACGAAGAGATAGAATCATTTCCGCTTTAACTGGCCGCGCTTTTGGGCCGCTTTCACCGCCGGCGATAACCCAATCGATAGGAAAACAGTCGATATATCCCCAAGCATTTAAGAATACAGAAATATCGATTTCCTCTAACAGAGGTTCGCAAGAAAGGAATCGAACTTTAGTCGGAATCTGTATAAGATGACGAATTCTATCCTCGACTACGTTTTGACTTTCTATCGAAGTCCCCAACCAAACATTTTCTAAATTAAAATGCTTTCTAGAAAAGTAATATTCTTTTGCTCTTTCGATTCTTTTTGTAAGAATCTGAAAGATATTTTCAGGACATTCCGCCATTACTGAATGAACCTGATCTAAAAATTCGAACGGAATGTCTTTGTGGAAAAGGTCAGACATTGAATCTACGAATATACGTTTTCCTTTTACCGTACGTGGAAAATCCAATCGTTTCGGATGCAATTTTATTTCCGAAAACTTTCCCCACATTTTTTCAAAACGTTTTGTAAGAGATTCGGCATAACAATTTTTACAACCACTTGATATTTTCGTGCAACCAGTCGTAGGGTTCCAAGTCAGATCAGTCCATTCAATAGCAGTGTTATTCATAGACGTGCTTATTTCCAATTTCTATCGTATGATTCAATCATCGCGATTGCTACAGCGGCAACTTGTATAAGCTCTTTTCTGTAATCTGAATAATCGTTACTTCTTCCTTCGTATCTAAAGTAGGATTCAAGAGCCGCTTTTTGAACCTCGCCAACTTCTTCGCCAAGAATCATACACCATTCCGCAGGTTGTGATTTTGGGGACCGAACTTTAAATCTTGCTTTTCACGTTCTTCAGATATTTCTTTAAAAATTTTCTCTCTCATTTTTTTCTCTCAATTTTTCATTCGGTCACGACAGCACATATTGATCTTTCCAAACTTTAAAATGGGTCATACTCGGGTTGACCATGTAGAACAATAAGACGGACTCTTGATAATTTCATATCTGCCTGAAGTCCTATATTCTCAAATTTACCATCAGCGTATTTTATACTCCACTCGAACAATCTGATACTAACAAGACTTGATAATTCTGATATGCTAATGGGTGGTTTTTTCAACACGTTTTCCCGAAATTTATTTATGCGTTTGTATGTGCTATCGTGATCTATTCGGAGTTCGAATAGAATTCTTTTCAGTTGACTTTCTGATAATTTGCGAAGGTTCTTACCCATTTCTAAGGATGAGCTAATTATTATCAGAACTTCTTTTGAATTTCCTACTTTTCGATTAAAAGCAAAAAGATTTTTTAGTTTTTGTTTTCTTTTATCCATTTAAGAACCTTGCTAAATTATGTTTTCCTTTTGCAACCCAGCGGTTTTATGATGATAGGATTTTTCCTTTAATGAATCAATCTCTCGTGCCATTCGAAGTAAAGCTTTAGCCATTACTCTATCTTTGAATTCACCATTATAAGAAATCGCTTCTGTTACATATTTTTGTAATAATATCCGTTCTGAATCAGATCTAAACCATGAAGAAAAGAACGTTATATAATCGACAACCACCCGAACAATAACTGCTAATAAGAAGAAAAAAACGATCGAAGTCCAAAATGTATAAAATAAAATCAACTTTGTAATTTCCCAATCATTCATAGTTGTTCTCCTTCCATCCTATGAGCGATCTATCCTTACGTGTGCTGATCGCTTTTCTATTTGTAATTTCCAGATCTAATATATCCTTTTCGGCAATTTTATATTTAATTTGGATGAGTGAAAACACTTGATAGATCGAAGGCGCTTCCAAGACGAATGGTAAGGATACAAACAAGTCTCCATCAAGAAAGGTAACTCTCCCAAAATACATCTGATTCATCTTTTTCTCCAAATCGTAAACCAACGAGCAGTGCTTCCTCTTCCAGTTGAAACAGAATAAACTGAAACTTCTTCAAACTGAATGGAAGGAGAGGGATTAGGCCATTTGTAATCCAGAACACCGACAAGAGATCCTTTATCCACAAGGTTCAAACAATCAATAAGAAGTTGATTTAAATTTGGGAGCAAACTTCTACCTGGAACGTATTTATCTGCGTTCTCGTTGTCGTAAGGCCGATCAATTATTATCGCTTTGGGCCGTTCCAAGTTTTGAATAAAGGAACTTTCTTTCTTGGTATTATAGAATAGATCCTGATCTGGAAAAGGTATGAATGTCAGTGTTTCATCCTTTTGTATGAAATGATCCTTAAGTTTTCGAACATCTATACAAAAATCAGGATTACATATCGGATCAAGATCGATTGTTTTATCATACTTTCCGAATCCGGTAAGAGACACACCACCACGAATACCATTATATTGTTTTGCTTTTCCCCCTGGAACGTGCCAGATAGAAGCGTCCTGACTTCCACCAACGAGAAGTAAGCGCGCGCGTTCCAAAAAACCGGCGGGATAACCGCCATGGTATGCGTGTTTACATCGACCCAGAATCATAGTATCTCGCACCTCGCCAGATCTGAGAGGTCCATAAAAGTGTTTCTCTATCATGCAATTCAAATTTCCGGTTAGAGGACGTTTCATCCTCTTCGATCCTCTTTCAGTTTTTCAATCGTTGCTTGAGATACCCCAAGTCTTTGCTTTGTATATTGAGTCATAGTATTGATATTCACAACTCCATATTCTTCTTGAACTGCGTCCGAAAAGTCGTTAAATTCAAGATCTTCTAACTGAATCTTAATCTGAGCTTTAAACGTTGCTTGCATTCGATCCTCCTTTAATGATTTTCCAACCTGAATTTGATTCATGAAAAAATTTGAATATAAATAGCTCTGCTTTTTCGGAACACTTTGGAATTTTTATTGTCTTTGATTCGAAATTTTCAGTAATTGGAAGATCTTTGATTTCAATAATAAGATCTCGGTTTAACTGCTTAGAAAATTCTAAGAATCCTCTCCATCCTCGTTTCGGATCTTTAAGGTTCATTTCTTCTTTTCGTTTCTCTGCTTCCGGCCAAATTGAAGCATGAACAGTTTCAATTTTCTGCATATACGCATAAGCTCCTGAAATGTTTTCGGTTGCAGAAATCCAAAAAGATTCTTTTCCAAATTTTGGGTGCTTTCGTATAGCGATGAGTTTTTCCAAAAGATCAAGAACCTTTGACGCTGGAATTCCGCTATTCATGAACTGATTGAGTGCAATCGTCTCTTTCGAAAGGCTTTTGAAATAGAATCTTTGGCGAGACTTCAAAAAGCTCTCCACAACGGAGAGCAAATTTGAGTAGGTAACTTCTGACGTTGGAGGTAGAACCATTAGGCGGCGTCTCCCACGGCTTCGATTTCGGCGTCGATTTCACTTGGAGTAATGTAGAGTCTTTCCGTTTCTTCATTTAGCTCGACTCCTATCTTTTGCGTTGCCCTCAAGGGTTCTGCTAAGATCTGTTCTTTATTCAGTTCCAATTTTACACGGAGATAGATTCCGCTCAATTTTGAAACGAGACTATTGAACTTTTCTAAGAGTCCATTCTCGGAAAGAATCTTTTCGAAGAGTTTAGCGGATGCACGAGTCTTAACCGAAGCCGGAACTTTTCGCAGTTTCAATTCTCCCGTTGGCAGTTTACAAGTCTTATACTCCGGATCTGGGAATAACTCATCCTTGTTTTTATCAACGTAGAGTTTTATTCCCGAAACAATGTGCTGGATTTTTACATCAAGCGGGGTAAGATCGGTTTGAAGTTGCGTTGTTAGCTGGCTGATTTGGTCGTCTACCTCACTTTTGACGCGATCTCTATCACGCTTGATCTCTCCAAGCTGTGCGATAGCTTGAGTGAGATCGGCGCGATTTTTGTAAAGGTTATCCGACAGTTCAACTTTCCCTTTCGGTGTTTTCTTTGCCACTTCCTACCTCCTTATCCGATTTTTCGGGATTCATATTTACAGCTAGCCCTTTCGAAGAAGAAGGAACCATCGGTGTCGTTGGAACCTTTCCCGTTTTTTTCTTCGCCGTTTTCCTTACGGCCTTTTTATTGGCCGTCTTCTTTTTTACTGGCATGTCTGCGCTCCTTTTACGCGGTTTTACCGAGAACTTTGTCTACTTCGTAATCCGCGATTCCTGCTTTCATCAGCATGATCTTTTCTTCCATGCCTTTTTTCTCGGACGACGCGAACTTCTTACGATCGCTAATCAGTGCTTTCAGTTCTATTGCACGCTTATTGAGTTGTTCCAGTTCATCCTCCCATCCTTTTAATTCAGAATCGTTTTTGATCTTTCCCATCATTTCTTGAATTTCAAGCAACGCTGTTTCTTTCTCGGATTCTGAGTTGATGACAAAAGGAGCGGGTTTTTCTTTTGCCTTCTTTTCACCGTTTCCTTTTTTCTTTCCCTTAGTTTCTTCGTTCGTTTCGTTAGACATTTTTCCTCCTAATTAAAAAAAATGCGTTAGACGGCTTTGGCTTCTTCTTTCGCTTCACTCAACAATTTACTTGCAAGTTCGCGAACAGCTTCCGCCTTTGATCCGTGTCTTTTGTGATTGAGCGATTCATTTATGAATCCAACAGAAAGATCTTCTTTAATTTCTCTTTTTATAAAGCGTTGAATCATTCGATTAGAAATCTTGTGTTCTAAAAGAGCTTCTTTAAAAGCCTTTGCTTTAAGCGTTGTTAATGTGGTTCTTGCTACGATTCCATTGAAATCCGGCAACAACCACAAAGATTGAGCAAGATGCTTGATTGAAGCGGGGTATTCGCCAGTCGTATCAAGAAAATCCGATTTCGCAGAATCGTCTTTGAAACTTAAATTGAATCGTTTTTCTGCAATTTCAATGGCTTCTTCCGAAGATGGGAGATCCATTTCTTCCAAAAGAACACGTTTACCGATTTCGCGAGTCCTGAAAATTTCCCCAAATTGAGGTGTAGCCTGTAGAAACATCACCATAGAAAATAAATGTGTTTTACCCATTGCCTCGATTTCATGAATGAGCTTTAACTCTCGCATCATGTTAATAGAAAGATTATGGCTCTCTTCGAAAACTATCGCGATTTTGTAACCAGAATCGAGCGCATCAGTTAATACACTTCGAAGTAATCTATATTTCGATTCGATCGAACCAGGAACGTGAACGTCCGGGTTTATTGCTCGGATCATTTCCTTCATAATTGCAGAGGAACGAGGCTGTACTGAATGAAATACTGGAACTTCAAGAACAATATTAGATTTAGATTTTCTAAGTTGTCGCAGAAGTTCTTTTCTAATTTCTGATTTTCCGGCTCCAGCTTTTCCGGTGACTACTGCCCATTGATTACGTTTAATCACGTCCTTACAGAATTTCAATACTCGTTTCGCATTTTTTGTTTCAACGAATATGTCTTCGCACTCTTCCAATGCGTTTATTTCTTCTTTCATTTTGTAGTAACTCCTTCATTTACCAGTTGAAACAGTTTTTAATCGTGTCGAAAATCCGTATTTAATTAGCAAACTATCAACTGTAGAACGTTTGTATTTTCCGATCGGAATTATTCCTTCTCTTTCCGCCATAAAAATTGCGCGAGACGTAGAAATGGAAAACCCCTGAATGCAGTTTTTAATTAACGCAATGCTCTTTATGTGTGATTTTTCTTCTTTTTCCTTCACTTGTAGTAACTCCTTAGTTTAAAATTGCTTATCCACCCGTTCCAGTTCCAAGATAGATGTTTACGATTTTGTAAAGCGTTTCGGACGGAACGAAACCGAGTTGATCGATAAACTTACCGAAAACTTCACGCATAGCATCGAGGTCATTTTCACCAATCTCATCCGCAGTAAATCCAGTTTCGTTGAATACGTACGTAATAGCTTCGTCAACTTTTAGAATTTTAGCCGGAGCCATTGCGACGTGTGTTTCTGCGTCTTCCCCTTGTGCTGGGAAGAAGGTGATATTTGTATCACGTAGATAGGATTCTTGTTTAATAGTTTCTTTAAACTTTTGGGAAGTTTCTTGAATATGTTTTCGTAATTGTTGAAGTTCAGATTGCCTGATTTCATGACCACGGTCATTGAGAATTTCAAATGTTTCTATGTTACGCTGAATTTTTCCGTAAGGTTTTATATTGAGGATTCTTCCGTCATCTGTTTGAACACATCGAGAATTCTCGCTGTTCGTGAATACGGTAACTTTTGTTCCGCGTGGGAGTTCGGAACTTACGAAGTAATGTTGTTTGTCAATCTGGATTGTGCCATATGCGGTTATAACTTTTTCTTCTTCGGTAACAAGAGCGTCTTGAATATTTTTACGAGTGGTTTTTGTGATCGGAAATTCTTTGGTTCCGTCCACCCATTTTTGAAAAGCCCCGCTCTTGTTATTGTCAAAGATTAGGTATCGATTATCATAATTTCGTAATTCGTCCAGTGAGTAGATTTTTCCTTTATTGATCGTAACACCGAACGAACGTTTATACGCTCCGACTCTCGATTCAACCGCCCCTTTTGCGCTTGCATGCCCAGGCATGTGAATCCTGACCTCTGCGCCAAGGCGACCGAGAAAAATTTTCATATGATCTGAATTTAATCCTGAGCCCTTATCACAAAAAATGAGCTTTGGAATTCCCTGAACTGGAATTTGTAAATCGCCTTTAATCATCATCGCATACGTCAAAAACGTTATCCAGTCGGCTGTGTTTTCTCCACCGTGTTTAGCTCCGATCGTTTTTGGATCAGGTGCGAAAGTCATCATCAAGTAGGATTTTGAATAATTATCTACGATGAAGTAATCCCAGATCCGTTTTAAGGAATGTTCTTCCATGATGTCCATTCCATGAGAAGAATCGTATTTAATATCCGAACGGAAGTCGATACGGTTCTTTTTGATATTTAAGAAGTAATGATTTTTCATGGTTGCGTCCACAATCCAACAGTGATTTGGATATGGACTCATGAGTTCAGTTGCTACCGATGGAGTATCAACCAGCTTCGTAGATATTCCAAGTTGATTCAGTAATCGATCAACTGTTGATCGTGTGTATTTTCCGCGAGGAATAAGTCCCTCGTTTTCAGCCGCTGTTATAGCAAGATCCGTCGAGATACCGTAGCCTTGTTTTCCAACTTTTCCGCCTCGTTTGATAAGAGCGATAGTCAGCATGTGTGCTTTCTCTTCCTCGAGTTGAGATCTCGTTTTTCGAACTTGTGCGACTCCTGAGTATCCTGCGACAATCGTTCTCGAAACTCCGTTCTCGATCTCTCGGAATCGGTCATAGATCGTTTCTTTCGACACTCCAAACTGTTCCGCAAAAGTAAGAACGACATTCTTCTTTTCAAAACGTGATGTGGCATTTTTCCACATTGTGAATCGTTCGTTTAAGATAGTTATGTCGATCTCTCGTCGGCTCATTTTTAAACTTCCACCTCGTTAAGATAGTTTGGAAAGGAAGGATTTATAGTTTGTCGTTTCGAACAGACGTTTTATACGTGCTTCAACTTTACGTTTAGCGTGGGCATTGACGTGATTCGAAATTAAATCGGAATTTGTATCGCGAGAGATAAGTTTTGGTATTCCCTGAAGTTGATTTTTTCCAAAAAAATCTTTGGCACTTGCGTTTTTTCTAATGCTCATGTTTATATCCTTATTAGTTTTCTTGAATGGCGAAAAAGTGCGGATTCCAAACGTTATTTATTTTAGTGACAGCGAGCTGGAGCATCGTTTCGAGTTGTAGGACTCCCGCTGCTATATCGTTATCACTTTTTAACGTCTCGTCGATTGCGTTGATTTCAACGACCGCTTGTTCGATGGAGAGAAGTAGTTCCATGACTCTTTTGGATGCGCCTACTTTCGTTGTGACAGTCGCTATCAAATCGGAACCCGTATCTTTTTCCTTTGCGATGTAATCGATAGCTTCTGTAAGGCTTTTTATCTTGTCGGATTGTTTTTCGATTAAACTCTCGTTGACTTCAAGATCGCGCTCTAAACGTGATTTTTCTTTAGTTAGCTCTTTATGTTCTTCAACAACTTTAATCGCTTCGCGATAAGTTTTTGTGTTCTGTGCAATTTCTTCTGCACGGATGGATTCGTATTCTTCGATTGTAAGTTCTTGGCCGTCAATTAAATGCACAGTTCCCATCTTAGTGATTTTATATACATCAGAATCAGACGCGATTTTAGCTAATGCCTTGATCTGATCTTGATCTACTCCTGAATATTCTTCCTCACTCATCTTGTCCGAAAGCATCAGCATATTTTTTGCAAAACTGATTGGAATGAATTTGGGCATAGTGGCTTGTAAGTAATCTTTGAACGTTTCGTATCCTAACTTGGTAAAAAGTTTATGATCCCTCATCTCCTTTAAGTCAAAACAGAATGCGATTAGATTACTTTGAATTCTCTGACTCAAGTAAATGGCTCTGGCTAATAACTCTCGCTCTGAATCTCCACCTGTCTTTGGAACGAGTGCGGTTTCTATATTTTGTTCGATCTCTAAATTCATTGTGTAATTGTCTCCTGAATAGTTTTCAAAATTTTCGGTTTATCCGAAGATAGGTTCATAGCAAAAGTCGGATGGAGTTTATACGCCACTGGATTCGTTTTACTTTTCAGATTGTGAACTGCGTTACGCATAACTAAGCCGTGTTCGACTAACATGTTTAGGTTGTGTTGAATAGTTGCACTGGGTCGAGCCAGCAAAAGAGCAAGTTCAGTTACTGTCCAAAGTCCAGATGAGTCCGAAACAAAATGCTTAACCAGTTGAAGTTCCAGTCCTACGCTCCGGTCTGTTGAATATTCTGTGGATGCTGAAAGATTTTCCCGAATTACAGTTTTTTTTCCATAAAGAGAATTGATGAGTTCGGCATTTAGATAAGAACTGATCCTATATTTTTTCAGAAGCCCTGCTTTGTATAATCGTTCTAGAGCGCGGTGAATTGTGCGTGTTTTTCCTTCGTTTAAGGTCAGTAACGCAACATCTGCGTAATGTCTAAAAATCGACGGATACGTTAGAAAAACCTTCAAAATCGTTAAATCTATGTTTTCTTTTTTCGGTTTAGATTTTAGTGCGCTCATGATGCCGCCCTTTTTGTTTTTAAAATCTGAATATACCAATTTGCGAATGTATTAATTTCTTCTCTACTATAGGGCTCTCCTAATCGTTCCCGTTCCTTATCCTCACGGTAAATACGGCGAACATCCTCAATCGACAGTCCCCAGGATTCTTCAATCGCTTTCACATAACGTGGTGTATTCCGAGTGCCTTTGATTACTTTTGTAAAATGGCTTTGGTCGAATGGCCTCATATAGTTAGGTCCCGGTGTTATATGAGGCCATTTTTGGGAATAATACCATGCGATGTCTCGCAGGGTCATCTTGCTCTGGATTACGATCAGACCGATGCGCTCTGATGTGACTCTTCCGCGACGCCACAAATCTCCTCGATGAATGAGATTCCCGTTCAATATAACCCGGCTCCCTTTCATGTTAGGCTACCCCTATCAAACGTCTATTTGCCTTATATTGAATATAAGGGTTTGATAACATTCGTCTGGTAACGACTGGGAGAATGTGACGTTGAATGTATTCAGCCAACTCGATAGCGGATAATTTTTTTGACATGTATTCGGGAATCTCTCTCCAACACTCTTCAAAGACCCGTTTTGTTATTTTTAGAGTTTTCTGAATTTTGTCTTTCTTGGGTGTATTCATGCGGCACCATCCGGTGTTTTCGTTTTTGAATGTAAGAAAAATAACGGTTGAACTTCGTTAATGATTTTCGTTCCCCTTTGGAGCGCGGGGGTCAGACATTTTCGGCATAGATCACCTTGATAAATGAATCTAGTTCTTTTTCCGCATTTCGCGCACTGTTCAGTTTTCAAGTTCTAAGTTCTCCTGGATGATTTGTTCGTTCTGCCAAGCTGAAAATTCGTTTTCGAGTTTTTGATCTTGGATAAACACGTCTTGGATCGCGCAGCGAGAAAGAAGCATGCCGATGATTTGAGTGTTAGTTCTTCGGTTTCCGTCTTTATCGTAGAGTTTTGCGAGAAGTATTTCCTTTCTTAAAAATCCGATACGTTCGCTTACCGTCATCATTCGCTAAACTCCTCTTCCAAAATATATTCAAGAACTCTGATAAACTCTTGGATCTGATTCGGATGATTATTGCAGATGTGTTTGATGTCGTTTTTAACAAGAAAGAGTGCCGAAACTTCTTTATCGCTCATCTCGCTGTGGTCGTCCCATCTCCAATCGAAAGTTGGGAATTGCTCTTTTACATATTCCGCAATTTGAACGACCATATTTTCTTCGATATCTGTAAGAACGTGGAGAGCAGTTGAAGAAATCATGCAGCGCTCCGTCCTTTCTTGGAATTTTTGTGAGAAGGTTTTCCTATACGGAATGGAACACCGAATTTTTTGAAAGCCTCACGGACTTCGGTATACGAGTGTTGTCCGTTCAGGCTTTTTGAAAGATAGTCGTAGTTGATTCCCGCTTCTCTTGCAAACTTCGCAAGGGTTTTCATTTTCAATATGATACAAATGAAATCCTTGCACTCGTCTCCGTTGGTAATGATCATAAAACCTAACTCCGTTTTTTGTTTGCGATTCGCACCGGTTTGACGATACTGTCTCTATGTTACGAGTTGCAGTATTGAGTCAATTTTGGCCGAATATTGGCGGGAACTCTCCCGCCTGGATAGGTAATACAGAATTTATGTATTAAGTCAATCAAAAAATACATAAATTATGTAAAAAAATGAAAGATAGAACAAAAAAAATTATCGAGACTTTGAATGTAACTCAAGCAGAGTTCGCAATGGCTATAGGCATGACTCCACAGAGTTTCAGTAATTTTATGCAAAATCGAACGAAAGAGTTACCAAGTGAAGCATTAAGAAAAGCGAAAGAAATCTATAATGTGAACTTATTGTGGTGGTTGACTGGCGATGGAAATATGTTTTTAACGGAAAAAGAAATCCAGGCAGATGATAATGCTAAAATAGCCTGGAAATCTATGGTTCGTGCGAATCAAAACCCTGCTTTGAGACGATTAATAGAACTTCTAACAAATTCAAGTTTGACGGAGGATCAAATAAAAGCTTTAGAACAAATTGTCAGTGGGATGAAGAGATAAGTTATTCTCTATTCTGTAAAATCCAATGCCACGATACTAACGCAATACTTTTTGCAACCAATTCTAAATCTTCATTTTTCTTCATATTGAGACATAGTTCTTTGTAAATTAATGAAATTAATTCATTGGGCAGTAGGTCTTTTTTACTATCCATTTTGTTTGAATCCCCATCCCTTATCCCGTAAACAAGTGCGCTAAGTATACCGGCATTGCGGTACAAAATTCTCTATTTTTAAGCGCATTTTTTTTGTAAAAATATAAATTATGACAAAATAAATCCGATACAATACCTAACTCACAATTGCGTAATATCTTGCTTTTTTAAGGCAAGAGTCAAACAAAAAAATGAATAATAGTGAGAAAATGGAAACACAGAAAGACCGCCTAAAAATTATAGCCTACGAACAGAATCTAAATTCTGCAAAATTGGCCCGAATAGGTGGAGTAACACCTACCGCTGTTGCTAATTATCTGGCGGGAATTAGACAAATTCCGTTCGAAATGGCATATGGATTAATGAAGGCCTACGGCTACAATCCGTTTTGGCTTCTTTTGGGGGAAGGTGAAAAACGTTTTCCACCGGGTGCTTGGCAATTGTTAAATACGGGCCGTGATGAGTTATTTGAAAAAATCGATCGCGAAAGAATTTACATGAAACAGATCGAGGCTGGGGGTATGTATCCAATAATAGAACGATTAATGAACTTAAATCAATCCGATCTGGAACTATTTAAGACGGTTTTTGATCGGATGTTTCCCGAAATACCTGAATGATTTTTTCTGTATAAATTTCAACAAGCTTTGAGGTTGGAGTTCCAGCACGTAAGTCCGCTACGAAATCATATAATAAGTTACTAATCTTCTGAACCATCACAATATACCTTCGTAATCCGACGGATTGATTTTTGATTTTCCTTTTTTTTAGATTTCTTACCAATGACTCAATCATTGATTTCATTTTTGTTAATTTAAAGGAATTTTATTATGAAAATATTTATTTTGATTCTTTTAGTTTCATTCGCTGTATTTGCCACGGATACAAATCGAAATGAGGCGAAAAAATTGTTCGATCAATCTATGAAAACTTTAAACGAAGAAGAGAAAAAGAAACTGAGAAACAAGATTATAGAAATATCTCCTGAATCAGATTACGGTTTTTTTTCGAAAGCATACATAGCGGAAATGAATGAGGATTTTGAAAATGCAGAAACATTGTATTTAAAAGCAACCGAGATCAATCCAAAGTTTGGACAAGCATTTGCAAATTTAGGTCGATTGATGCTTTCTCTTGGACAACGAGAAAAGGCAATTGATTATTATTTACAAGCCATTGAAGCAGAACCAAAAAATTCTGATTTCTATTCAGGTGTCTGTTATTCTCATGCGAATGAAGATAATCCCACAAATGGCATTCAGTATTGTAATAAGGCAATTGAATTGAATCCCAAAAGTGCATTAGCATATTTGTCTCGATCAGGGGTGAAAGTTTTTTGCAATGATCCACGAGGCGCGATTAAAGATTTAAACTTGGCTATAAAGTTGAACCCTAAATATGCACACGCATATCAATTGAGAGGTCTGAGCCAGATAGCTCTTGGAAATAAAAATTCTGGTTGTAGTGATCTGAGTAAAGCGGGAGAATTCGGTTTTGTCGAAGCATATAATACAATGAAAGAGCATTGCCAATAAAAAAAGACTTGACAAAACTCTAATATGCCATCAACCGGATGGCATGTCGTCGATCAAAGGTCATACTCGTAATGGATCACTTCTAAAATTAATCCAACCGTCGCTAACCGAAGGCGGTTCGGATCTCGTAGAAGCTCAAGAAATACTTATCCCCAGAGACAAACGAAAGTCGCTTACTTCCAAAGAAGCGGCGGTCTATCTAAATCTTTCGATTCGCTCCTTCAATCGACACGTGATCGATCATGAAATTCCGTTTATTGAGTGGGGACCAAGAACGAGAAGATTCTTGATCTCCGATCTTGATCGCGTATCCCAAACTCTGAAAACTACAAAACAAATCTATTAACCCTTCCTTTCTTTTCTCAAGTATAACCTCTTACAAAAAAAACAGAGGCCAGGACGTTCTGGAAGGATTTTTAAGAACCTTCCGAATTGGTCCGAGTCATGCTATTCTTTCCACACAATCGGTAGCGATTAAGTAGTAACTAACCCGCCACATGGCGGGAATTTTTTGTAGGGATGAATGGAGAATAAACCTAATAATCAAATCAAACTCGGGATTAAAGACGTTCTGGTCATCCTTGGATTCGTGGTCTCTGCACTCGTACAATATAATACGATGTATAAGGATCACGAGATTCGAATCGTAAAGATAGAAACAGAGATGACGTCAATCTCTAAAGATTTGTCTGAGATTAAATCGGACGTTAAGGATTTGATCCGTTTGAATTCCTATCGGAGAAAATCGGAATGAAATTATTATATACTGATGACAGGACTGGTAAACGTTCCGATACAACGCTCCGAACTTGGATCGTTTTTATATTAACGATCTCTTATCTAATTGCACTTTCTGTTCTTTCAATCATATCGCCGGATTCTTTGAGACCGCTTCACATGGATCTGATTCAGTGGTTGATCGTATTTTACGGAGCCGCCGGTTCTCTCTATCTCGGGAAACGGATCAACGAAAATCTTTCAAAGACAAAAGGTCCAGTGATTTTATCGAGAGTGTTAAACGATCCCAAACAGAACGAATCAGTTGGGAGTAGCCAGCTATGAGACTCTGTTTGGCTCTACTCTGTATTTGCGCCTGCATCGGTTTACAAAAAACGGGAAATGAGGCGATCTATGAATCGGCAAAAGTAGATGTAGAAACTCTCCCACCTTCGAAAGAAAAACGGAATATTCAAAAAGCTTTGGAAGTTTGTAGCGAACAAAACGAGGAACTAAAAGAGCTTCGAGAGGAGAATTCGAAACTAAAAGAGTTGGCGAATAAGTGGAAGGGACTTAGGAATTCGATGATAGTCATAGGGATTTTTGCAGTCATTGGGCTTGTTGGTGTAATGATATATAAGTTTCGTAATTTGTTTGGGATGCCATGAAAGTTTATTGTTCCTATCCAGTAGCACCTTGGAACCCTCAACGAGGGGACCAAATTACTCCCTTTTTTAAATTGCGCGACTACCAGCAGTGTATGGGCAACGTATTTCAGGACATGATCGTATTCGTTGGAATGCTAAAAAACATTTCTGATTTCACAAGCCTTACAACGTATAACTACTACGCGCTTCTTGAAAATTGGATTAAAAAACACAAACGGAACGTTTATGATTCGGCGGATCACGCTGAACATTTTAACGAACTGATGCGTGCAAATAAAATTGAGTTACGCATTGTGAAAAAAAACGGAAACAAAGACGAACTTTGCAACTACTTTAAAAACGGACATTATCCTTGTGGACTCGGAACCAAACTTACTAAAAGCGGGCACATCATTCGTGGACTCGGAATTTTAGCACTCGATAACGGTAAAAAATTACTCGAAGTATCTGATCCATATGGAATCGGTCCGAGTTATAGAGATCCGAACGGACATCAAATACACTACGACTTAGACGATCTATTTACAATAGGAGTTCCGACGATTCTGTATTTAGAGGATGTAAAAAGGTAGTGGCGTATTCGGAAAATGTAAAACAACGCGCCTATACTCTTTTTCTCGTTGGGAAAAATGCGGAACAAATAGAAGGACTCCTAAAGCCGGAATTCCCGAAAATTTCCGCGAACACGATACGAAAATGGTCCGAAACACCAGATGCCCTTGGAAAGACTTGGTTCGATTATCGTGAAGAAGTAAATTACGTCACAAAATTACAACTCCAAGAGAAAGCTACGAACTTTCGTTCCAAAATCAAATCTGACAATGCAATGATGTTGCGAGCGGTTCGAAATGCTTTCTTGGATGAAGCTGGTAAAATGATCGGCCAAGCAAAAGATCCGGTAAGCCTCGGATATTTGTGGAAAGCCTTGGCAACGAATCAATTACAGTTGGAGAATGAAGATTCAGGCTCTATTGATTTGATACGAGCTGCGGATACACTCCTCGATCTTTTTATGAAAGGTCCAAAAACGAAAAAAGCGATCAGTGACGAATGGGCAATTCATCAAAAGAATCTATTAGCATGGCATTCAGAATGGACTAACGCTAAAGAAGTTCAAGGAACCATTATCGAAGAACCAATCGCGTTGCCGGAAAAAAGTTCATGAGTTCAGTGAAACAACAGGAGTTTATTCAACACCTAATCGATAAAGGAGATCGAGCATTTGCTAATACAAGTTTCCAAGAATATTTACTAACTAAAACTTACGTAAGAAGTAACGGACGAATTCATCCATATTCATTTGAAGGACATGCTTATCTTGCCGAAATTGCATCCTTACTTCCAACTGCTCAATCGGCAAAGTTTCTAAAAGCCGTTCAGGTGGGAATCTCAACTTTGTTAAACGGTGAAACCATTTGGCGTGCTGAAATGACGCCATTGAAACTCAAGTGGTATTTTCCTACAGCCGATACAATGAAGATTTATGTTCAGGATAGATTTTTTGACATGATCGATATTTCGCCTCATTTGAAAAAGATAGCAGACCAAACAAATTCAATCAGAAACGTCCATCTATTAAAGTATTTACAGTCAACGATTGCTTTTGGTGCTACAGAAACAATGAAGGGAGTGAAAACGTTCGACTCAGATGGTAACTATTTAGACGAATTTGATGAACATAACCAAGAACATGCAGAGTCTGCGAATGACAGAACCGACCATTCAAAACTTGCTTTGAGACGTGTTTGCTCTCAAGCCTCGGTAGAAGAATTCGGAATTCATGCAGAATGGCTTGATTCAAATCAGATGATGTTTCTCATAAAGTGTGTCGCATGTAATGCGTGGAACAATTTAGTTGAAAGATTTGTGGAAGAGCCCGGTTCAATTTTTGGTGTTAAAACTGGTAAGGTTGCTAAAGTTGTTTATGCTTGTAAATGTGGTGCGACACTCAATCCCCAGAAAGGGACTTACGTTGCCGCAAGAAAAAACCATCCTGAACTTGGATTCCAAATTTCACAATTTTTCAATACGATAAAAACCCCTGAGCAACATTATGAACGATGGAAAAAAGCAGAACTCTCCTCAATCAAAAAAGCGAATTATATTAGATCGGTTGTCGGTTGGCCGAATAGCACACCAGCCGAAAAACCTGTAACGCAATCTTTGATTGAATCCGTGCGTGGAGATCACTGTCTTCGTGACGAATGTGGTTCATTCACATTCATGGGTGCCGATCAGGGAGATATCATTCACATGGTATTTGGCGAAGAAACTTCCGATTGTCGAATTCGAATTATCGGACTCGCAAAAACATCTGTGTTGGATGTAACTTCCCATGTGAGAATGATCAAAAATTTTCAAGTATACAGTGGCATTTTGGATGCACTGCCTAATAAAAGTTGGTCTGTAAAGTTGGCTGAGTTATTTCCCGATCAGCTTCGCGTTCAATATTTCAAAACTAATTTTAGAATCGTTGATGAAAAATTAGTAAGTCCTGATTCCGATGATCATATAGAAGCGATGCAAATAAATCGAAACGAATCTCTTGAGGAAACAATCGAGATGATTAAGAAAGGTTTATTCATTTTCCCAGATAAATCAAGACATACCGGATACGCATTAGAACTTTTAGAAGAATTTGAAACACATTTAAAAATGCTTATTCGTGAGCGTGGAGAGGATGAAAATGGAAAGCCAACATATTCGTTTAAAAAACGTGTTCCTAATCACTTTGGTATGGCCTTAAACTCTCTTCGTCTTGCCTATGATTTGGGGGCACCATGAAATTTTCCGATCGTATAGAAACATTCTTGGATCGTTTTCGTGATAAAAAAACAAGTGTCGCTATCGGTGCTGATTCCAAGAAATCCTTTGGTCAAGCGACAAAGGAAGTCACCAAATATCTCGACGAAGTGACTCCGAATTATCCGCTCGAAATGTTCCCAGTCCTTTCAAAGTTTGCTCTCATCAATCCTGATTTCAATCAATCACTGAAAAGAACAATCTTTCTCACGAACACCGGTTTAAAATGGGAATTGGAAGGTGCGAACCAAAACGTTATCGATGCGGCTTTGAATGAAATCGACGCGTGGTTTGACTTGCTACCGGGAATCACGAATAAACTTTTAAGACAAACCGCGATTACGGGAGTTCTATCGGCGGAAGCAGTTCCATCTTTCGAATTGGATTCGATCGAGACAGTTCAACTTATACCAGTTTCCAAAGTCCGCTTTAAGAAAGAAAAAATCGAAGGAAAAAATGGCGGAGTTCGATATAGATTTGCACCCTATCAGAACTTAGAAAACGGAACTCAACTCCCTTTAAACGAAGAAATCTATACCTACGAACCTCTTGAAACTGATGAGGATAGTCCTTACGGAATTCCTCCCGCGATTGCCGCAATTAAGTCAATGTATTCTCAGTCTCGCGGGATGGAAAATCTTGAAAAGTCTACAAGTAAATGGCCGCTCCTTGGATTCCTTTCCGTTGTGATGTCGAAGTTTAGGCCTGCGCCTGGAACAGATCTGAAAAATAGTCAAACGCTTCAAAAAGAGTTTTTACAAAAATCGGCAAAGGAAATCGAGAAATCGATTGAGTCCGGACTTCTTGTTGGCTCGGAAGGAACGAAGATTGATCATCACTCGATTGCTTCAGAAAAATCGTCCGGTCTTCGCGATGTGATGCAAGTAATTGAGGAACAACTTTCATCGGGAATGGACACGGACCTTTTTATTCTCGGACGTCCAACAAGTGTAACCGAAACTTACGCTAAAGTTTCGAGTAAGCTCTTTTTGATGAAGGGGGAAAACATTCGTCACCCCGTGAAAAACTTCCTTGAGAAAACTCTCACTTTGCACTTGAGAATGAAAAACTTTCGTTTCACCCGGCTAAGAGCTTCTTGGAAGGAAGGCCGACCTTTAAATCCTGAGGATGATGCGCTTGCTCGTAAGACGAATGAAGAAGCGGAGAAACTTCGAACAGAGAGATTGATTTCGTTGTATAACGAAGGTGTTATAGACCTAAATACTCTTGCGAAAGAACACGGTCTCGAAAAAGCCCAAGGAAAAGGAATTTCAAAGAACGCGTTAAGCGCCATTTTAAGGCATTTGGGCATCAACCCGTTATCTCAGGAGGTCCAAGACCTCCTGAACACCTATGAACACCCTTCTAAACGCAATGAAAGGGGATCAGGTGGAAGTCAAGAACCCGATTTCACATCATCCGACGAAAATGACGAGGAACTCAATAAAGAGTTCCAAAAAAAAAAGAGCATTCTGACCAATGTTGTTCCGATACGCGGACGCAAACATTAGGAAAATGGAATGAGGAGGAAGAGAAACAGTTAGAAGAAATCGTCCAACGTGGTTTGAAGAAGATTTTTCATTCTTACGGGGATCAAGTTGAAAAAGTTCTAAGTGGTATTCGATTCAATCTCGATTCGGAAGACGTTAAACTCATCACCGATAAAATCATTCAGGAACTCGGAACGGAATTTCCGGAATTAACTCGGGATCAGGTTGAGGAATTTTCTCGGGAGGCGTGGGAACTCGGACAAGCGTATGAAGTTGGCGTAAAAGATATCGCGCCAATTATCAATCAGGATGCGATCGATTTTTTCGGACGATTAAATAATGCTGACTACGGAAAACTCTTTAACTCGCAAAGAGAAATTTTTGAAGAATCGATTCGTTCTGCACTTGAAGGAAGAAAGACAAAAGCAGAAGCTCTAAAGGCACTAAAAGAGAAACTCGGAGTCGATTTAAAAAACAAAGACATCACCGGACGGATTGAAGATATCTTTCGGAACAAAGTCTATACGTCTCAAAATTTTTCAAGAGTTCAGAGGATGCACGCTCTTGGAATTACGGATGTAGAAATCGTCGCGATTATGGACGCAAAAACGTCTCCGATCTGTAGAGAACTGAACGGACGAAAGTTTCAAGTTTCGGAAATGAATCACTTCGTTGAAGAATTTATTTCGACTCCAACTGATGAAAATTTCTGGAACAAATATCGTCCACCAACGGCAAAAGAGATCCGAGGTTTCCCATCGATGAGTTCGTCTGAGATTTTGAAGTCGGTCGCAGTCAAATGCCCTCCTTTTCACTTTCTATGTCGGACGACGTTCGTGATGTTCGTAAAATCGGTTATCAATCGGATGACAGGAAATGGAAAAACTCCTCTGGATGGAAAACTTGAAAACCCGGAAACGATTTTGAAGCGAGATAGAAATCGAATCGAAACAAGGAAAAAAAGTCTGAGTGGAGTGGAGCCGGATGAATTTGTAAATAAGATTGCGTCGTTGCAAGGTAACGCAGTTTGGAACTCAGACAAATTAAAATCGAGTTGGAAAAAAAGAGTTACGGAAGGAAATTCCGAAAGTTTCGGAAAAACAGAGGCCACATACGCATCCAAGGGTCTTGATATTTTAAGGAATTTCAATACACTGTATGCGTATTCGACGGAAGATAAAAAGACGAAAACAAAATCTTTCAAATTTGGATTCGTTCAAGATCAAAAAGATAAAAGAAAATTTTTCGTTCCGGTAAATGCGGAAACTTTCGAGATCGAAAATCTTTTCGAGCTTGAGTCTGAGAGTTTTACGAATTCATTTTTGAAGGTTGCATGACATACGCAAGAATTTTAAAACTGATCGAAACCGTTGAAGATGGAAATGTCGAGGAACAAGAAATGCTCGTTGAGATTTTAGACGAACTCGATGGAAAGTTTCCTGAGTTCGATCAAGAACTGGTTAGAAAGTTTTCTATATTGGATCATTTGTTTGGCGGAATGGACTTGTCTGAAAGCTCATGGAGATTTTTTCCGTTAGAAGTTTCAACAGGAGAATATCCTTTAGAAAATCTTCCGGATTATGTGCGAGAAATCGCCAAAGAGTTATACTATAAATAAAAAGCGGAAATCCGCTCACTACTTAACGCTTCCATGAATGGAAGCAATGGCAACAAAAGAGAAAGAAAAGAAACAACTTCAATACGATGCTCACGGTTGGGCAACACTTGATAACGGCGTTAGACTAAATCGTTCCGGTCAAGGCTCCGTTGTATTATTTGCTTCTGGAGCGGTTCTTTCCGGCGGTGGAAAATTATCTACTTCGACTATTCCAAAAGAACCAACTCCCACTGATTTACCGTATGTTGAATACGATTTCAGAATGTTGTCTAAGTCTCTCATCGAGTGCTATGCACTCGATTTTACAAAAGATAATGTTCTAAAAAATGCGACGTCACTTTTTGCAACGAAGATTTATAAAGATCACGAAACGTTTGTAGATAATTCCATCGGTGCGGTCATCGATCCAATTTGGAGCGATGATAAAGATAACGAAGGAGTCAATGGGCGATTTCGGTTCTTTAAGAAATTTGCTTCATCCATTATAGATCGTCTCGAAACCGATCCTCCGATTTTAGATTCTTGTTCCGTCGGAATTCAATTCACGTTTATCAAGTCTCACCCTTATCTTGAAAACTTTTATTGGCACCTTGGTGAAGAAATCGAAGGCTCTGTCGTTCGTTTAATCATTACCAAGATCATCGCCGTTCCGGAAGTTTCAATCGTCTGCGCTGGTGCCGATCCAAACGCAAAAAAATTATCACTGAATCATTTTGAACAAACCTCGTCCGAGTTGGGGGAGGAAAAACCACAGGAGGAAAATATGAAACTCAAAGCCAAATTATTTGCGCTTTTGGGTCTTTCGTTGGAATCACTCGGTCTGGAAAAACAGGGCGAAGACGTGGAGTTGTCTCCTGAAAAATACGAGGTCGTCTTACAAAAAGCGGGCTCTGAAATTTCAAAACTAAAGACTGCTCTCAATTCCTACGCGGGACTCACAAATCAAGAAACGTTCCCTACGGGGTTTGATCACGAATCAAACGTTGCAAAGTTAAAGGAACTTTTGGACGAGCCAAAGAAAATTATCGAACATGATCGGAGTGAAGTCTTGAAAGCATACCGCTTATTTGTAAACGGAAAAGCTGATAAGATAATCGAGGAAATGATTGAGTCCGCAGACTTGAAACAACTCAAAGCTCTCGCTCATCAATACGGAATCAAGTTGAACCAAAAGTTCCTTGTTCGGACTGACGAACTCGGAAACAAAACCCGCGCTTCTGGAAATGGCGGAGGCGAATTGGAAGACACCGAACCTTACATGACCGTGGAGATACCAGGATGAACCCATTTCCAACAAAAGCAAAAGGATTAAGAGAACCGGAACTGATTACGTTCGATAACACGAATAATCTTACGGATACTTCGATTGGTCAGCCAGTTATCGTATCAGGCGAAATGACCGTTTCATTAGCACCAAACGGATCGAAATTTGATGGTTTCGTCAGTAGCGTAGATAAGAAGTCCATCACTATTCAAATCGAAGGAAGTTTCGAAAGTATGTATTCGGGAACTAGTCCATCCTACGGTCGTGACACATTAGCTTCCGATGGAAATGGTGCAATTAAGAAGGATGCGGGAGGAGATCTTTACCTCATTCTTTCGATCGATACCAATGCAAAACGAATATCGTTCATTCGGTTATAAGGAGGAATCATGTCACTTACCAAAAAAAAACGCAAACTTCGCTTTAAGAAAAGCGAAATCAAACAACTATCTCTCGAAAAAGAAATGTATGGAGAAGTCGACTCAAACAAATGTGCGGTTCCTCTATCCAAAATTATCGAGCAGATGGAGGAAAAAGCGGGATTTGATCCGTTCGATCAAAAATCCGATGTTGGATTAATGAATCCGATCGAACGCCAGTTGATGATTAATGGAGTCGATGTATTCAATAACGCGACCCTGATCGAAGATTTCTTCAAAACCAACAACACCAAAATTCTTTTTCCAGCGTTCATCAGTGATCAAATCTATTTAGGAATGGGGTTAGGTCAAATGGAACTTTCTGTTGAAGACCTAAAGGCCACTTCCCAAAAAATCTCTTCGACTGCAATCGAGAAGATCGGTATCGATTTCGAGAAAGAAGATGTCGATGTAGCTACCGTTGGTGAAGGAGGTAACTTTCCAGGCGCGAAAATTGCTTTAAAAACCGGATCTGTCTCCATGAAAAAAGTCGGTCGGAAGATGATCATCTCTTACGAGGCCGCGCGAAGAGTGAATATCGATATTCTGAAAATTTATCTTCAAAGAATCGGTTATCGTCTGGGTCAACAAATGGCACAAGAGGGTTTAAGGGTTCTCATGGAAGGTGATGGAACCACAGGATCCGCGGCTCCGATTTCTTACACGAAAGCAAACGAATGGAAGTATGCCGATATCATTCGACTGATCTATGGGCAATTTAAGAAAGGTCAAACTGCTACAACTGTAGTTTTGAACAACGAGTTCCTTTTGGATGTGCTTACGGATGAAACAAATTTCAAGCAGTTCCAATCTCTGAATATCGCGGAAAAATTTATCACATCCGGAGAGATTCAAGGATTTTTTGGTCGAGCTTGGAAAACGTCCGAATTCGTTCCAGATAAGACGATGATTGCTTTCGATAAAACGTCCTGTCTATCGTATTTCGAAGAAGCGAAATCTTCGCTTATCGAAACAGACAAGATGATCGACAAGCAACTGGAACAGACTGTGATCAGTTTGAATTTTGGATTCACGAAATTGTTTCAAGCCGCTTGTCACCAAAAGACTCTTCAAACAATTCCACCCGGACCGTAAGGAGAACTAAAAACAATGATCAACGCGTTACCTGACCTAAAAGCTCTCGTCGGAGTAAAACCCTCCGACATAGATATGAACGATTCAGTAAAACTCACAACGGATAAAACCGAGTTTGAAGAGTTTTTGGAATCGGTTGCGGATAATGCGTTGAAGTTGATTCAAAGTTGGGAATATTCAATTCCTTCTGCTCCCTATCCAAGAGAGATAAGAAGAGCGGAAGTCCTTTTAGTGAAAGCGGAGATGATCGAAGAATTCGGTCTTCTTGATGTTGTCGATCCGGAAGATTTCCAAGTCGGAGGTCAGAATGGCGAACGTAGAAAAATGCGAAAACTGACTCCGGAGGAACGTGGAGATAAGGCCGCGCAATTTAGAAACCGTGCCTATTTTACTCTCTTCGGAAGATATCCCGAACCGGATACGGGGTTTGCATGAGCGTTGAAAGTATTTTACGAAGATCTTTTGTGAAACACACAAATGCGGATTTCTTAATATTGAAAAAGTCCGTTGGACCCGTTGGCGACGACGAATTAAACGCGTTCAAAAAAGAAAACTGGACTCGATTGAAAAGTGTTCGAGGATATTTTGATTTCAATACCCAGACGGAAACCAAGGGAACTGGAGGCGAAAGACAAGGATACGACGCGATTGCAGAAATTCTTTTCGATGAAATCGAATCCATATCGAATCAACTGGATCAGACCTGTCGAATTTTTCGGGGAACGATCGCGGAAGATATTCCGATAACGGAAGAAATTGCGAAAGCCGCATGGAATATTGAGAAATTTTTACCAGGGAAACAAAGTGGAAACTTTTCCGTCGTTGTGGTTGGGCTTAAACTCCCGGAAAAAGGAAATCAGGTTTTCCTTAGATGAGTGGAATTTCGTATAACGATAGCTTGAAGAATTTGTTTAAGAACACAAATAACAAACTTCAATCTTGCATTGGAAAAGCGAATATCAAAAACGCTTATCTCTTGCAGGTTCTTATCACTAAGGGATATCGGGATCAGAAATACGCTTCTCAATACGAAGCGTTACATCCGGAAACGATCGCAAGAAAAAAAAGGAAGGGACTTGATCCCCGGTTTTTAATCGAGGGTGATAAGAGTAAGTCGGAAGATTTATGGAAAAGTTTTGAAGTTGCAACCCTCGGAAATTACGAGGCGGTTGTCGGAACGAATGCGAAATACGCGAGAGCGCAGGAACTTGGTTACGAAGCTGGAGGGATAAAAGCGCGCTCGGTTGTTGGTCCTTCTATCGAAGAAGGTTACGAACAGTTTAAGGAGAATTACAAAAACGGAATGCGGGAGTTCATGAAACAGTGAAAAGCGGACATATCAAATATCTCAAAGAATTGATTAGATCTATAAAAACCGATCCGATTCCACCGGATACAAATCCGCGTCAGCTTTTTTCGAACGAAAGAATCTTTGAAGTTCATCCGACGGTTGATAAATTTCAAGAGTTGATTCCGTTTTGTGTGATAGAACATACCCCAAATCAACCGGAAAGAAACGGAAGAAGAACAGAGCGACTCGAACCGACGATGATCGATGGAGTGAAAAATCTCCAGTTTTTGAAAGAACATTACAAGCAGGAATACAAATACGTTTTGAATTTCTGGTTGGATGATGTGAGTCAGGATATTCTTTCAAAAGGCGATTTTACTGGAAGTCCACTTGATTCCGGGATCGTAGATCAAGCACTGATCTACATCGCAAAACATGAACGTTATGCGACTTTCCAAGGTGCAACAGTGGAGATCCGACCGGGAAAGACTGCGCTCGTTACCGATCCAGCGGAGAAATCGAGTCTCTATAAAATCTACCTGGAGGTCATTTTCAAAGACGGAATTTTTGAAGTGGAACAAGTTCCTACGTTGGCTTCGGGAACTTTTGAAATAGAGGAGCCAACAGAAATTGTCAGCTCGGAGGAATTATGATAGCAGACGAGTTTATTCAAAAACATAATATAAGAACGGCTCTTGCCACAGGATTCAAAGAGCATTTGCGTCTTGATCTGGAAAGTGACATGACGGAAGAATATCTTATCGCGACGTTTCAAGAATTTGCAGGTGTGAAAACGGATGGATCTCCTCTTGATAAAACAAGTGACGCAGATCCAAAACATCTTCTTAGTCCTGCAAAAGGAATCAAACTTTCCGATGAAGGACTTGCAAAAGCGCGGACACCAAAAGATACTGTTCTAACAGAAAAAGAAATAAAGAGCGCATAACGCTCAAAACTACTACTTACTCGCTCCAAGAAAGGAGCGAATGAATGGCAACAGGCGACGTTTCCACATATCATCAAGACGGTGGAATCAACTTCAACGACGTCAAACCGGATCGTGTAGGTTCTAAAGTTGGAACTGCAGAAACCGGAGATGCAAATCGGATTTATGTAATCAATAACGCGCCGCAAGCGAGAGACGTTTTCGGTCGAGGCGAACTTGTAAAATCTCTCGAACAGTTTTTCGAAGAATTTGACGAATCTAAAGGTCAAAAGCCGGTTCCGGTTCTTTGTGTCCGTCCCGTAAACGACGTTTCGGGAAGTGTTGGAACTCCGACCAAGACCGGCACTGGTCTGGCTGCTCTTCCTACGGTTGCAGGAATTCCAACAGGTGATCGTGTCGTCATTCTGAAAATCACAAAATCGGGCGCACACGGAATTGCTGAATACCGTAAGTCTACGGACGGAGAAAACTTTTCATCTCCGATCATTACACCCGCTTCCGGTTCTCCAATTTCCCTCGACGTTGGGGTTACTGCAACTTTCGTAAATGCTTCCACTCCAACGAACACATTTGTGTTGGGCGATATGTATACGTTTACCATTTCCGGACCAACTGCATCCACCGCGTCCCGACTTGCCGCGATCGAAGTCCTAAAAAGAGAATATCGATCCTACTGGATTCATGTTCTCGGTCCTGCAACGCGAGCCTTCGCTATGTCGTGTAACGCGATTTTGGAAGAGATGGAAACCGAACATCATCTTCCTTCGTTTATCATTTTAGAAACAAGAAGTAAAAATCCATCGGAAACAATTCCAGAGTATTTCCAATACATCCAAGATGAGTTTGACCCTTTTGCTTCTCCAAAAGGAAGAGTTATAATTTCTGTCGGAGAAGCTCGTTACATTCCGGGTGGAGTCAACGCCGCTGGTGGATTTTCTGCAGTGAAAGCAGCCGGTAACACGATGGGATGGAGGAACTTTGCAACAATGGCAACCGCAAAAATTGCGGCCGCTCCCGTGAACGTTTCGATCGGTTATGTAAAGGATATGCGGTCTTTGACCTTCTCCGAAATCCGTTACTGGAACGAAGGATATCGGGACTATATGGATCTGTTGCACGACATGGGTCTCATGGTTCTGAAAGAATATGACGACTACGAGGGAATCTTCGTCGCAAGAGATAAGATCAAAGCGTCCAGCTCATCCGACTTCAAAGAACTTCCAGAACGAAGGCGCGCGGACAAAATGCACCGAATTCTTTACCGCGAGTCACTTCAATTCTTAAACATGGATTCGGAAGTGGATTCCGGGTCTGGCGGTTTGGAATATTTAAAAACCTACATCGATTCCAAGATCGCCGCAGAGATGGAAGCCCCAGGTAGAAAGGAAATTTCCGGTCACGAAATCGTATTAGATCCCAACAAGACGTTTAAAGTGGACCGAATTCTTAGAGCCAAATGTAGAATGTTTGTAAGCAACCGAACCCAAGCGATCGAATGGGAAACTTCTTTCGCAACACCAAAATAGGAGATAGAAAATGGCATTAGAAGTAGTTAAGGAAAATTACAGTTTCACCGGCCTTGAATTTAAACTGTTCGGTTACGACATGGTGAATTTTTCTTCGTTTAAATTCGAACACGCGGTAGAGATCGAACTCACTTACGGAAAATCCGGTGAGATAGTAGGATATACCACCAAAAATTACAAACGATCTCTGAGTGCAGAGATCAATTTCGAAGAATTGGATCGTTTGGTTTTGCTCGCGGCTCCTTACGGTGGATTGATCGAAAAACTTCCACCGGCACCACTTACAGCGGTTTTGAAAGCGGAAGGAAGACCCGATTTCAAATATATAGCACCAGCCGTTAAAATTACCAAATACAACGCGGATATAAAATCAGGAAATTCGGGTGCGATCGCGGTTCCTTTGGAACTTGCGCTTTTGTCGATTCCGGTAATCACATTCGCATAACAAAAAAGAAAACTACTGAGTCGTTTAAAAATTTTAGAATATAAGGAAAATAACATGAACCCATTAGTAAGCTCAATCCCCGTGCTCAAAGAAGCGTTTGAAAAACTTCCTCAACCTTACGCCACTATCGACGAAGATTTCCTTTCGAATCACAAAGACATAATCGAAAAAATGAAAGAGCAGTTTTTGGATAAAGGCGGGATCCATCTTCTTGATGTAGGTGAAGAAAGAAAAATCATCTGTCGCGTTCCCAACAAATCGCAAGTAGATGAAGCACTTGAAAAAGCCAGAAAGGAAAAACAAACCGACGTCGCCCAAAGACTTGTTGGGCAATGTTGTCTTTATCCAAGTTTCGAGGTCGTAAACAGTTGGGCGCAAGAATCTCCAGGAATTTTCATCCCACTTAGTAACAAACTCATAGAGCTAACAGCAACCACCAAAGAGGTGACGGCAAAAAAGCTCTAAACGATCGTCTTCGTGAACTTCGTCAAGGGAATGGAATACTTGAAATTCTTAATATGTATTACTTTCCCGGTAGAAAAATTGAATATCCAGAAGACGGCGACGAAAGAGAAAAATACGAAATCCAACTGGCTGCAGAGTTGGAATGGATTCGAGAAATTGAAATCAATATGATGGCCCGCGCAATTGTAAAAGCGTTTAACGGGGAATAAGAAAAGGAGAGGATCATGGACAGCTCAATTTTTGAACTTGGTGTAGTGATTACTCTACGCGACCTTGCTTCGAACAAACTCGATGAGATCAATGACAAGTGGGACGCCATGCGTAAAAAACTTGGCGAAACTCATGGTGAAGTGGTGAAAATGGAAGGAGCGATCCACAACATGAAAGTTGGTGGCGCGCTTCTCGGAGCCGGATTGGCCGTCGGATCTCTCACTATGAGTTTTGTAAATGCTCGGATGGAGACTTCTAAACTGGAAGGAAACCTAAAGTCTCTTGGTTTGACTTCGAAAGAAGTTGATAATATAACGAAAGCAGCATACTCAATGTCGTCGGGGATGGGAGAATCAACTGATACAATATTAACTGGTATCTATGATCTAAAATCGGCTGTTAGTGATTTAAATGGAACTGAACTCGTAGATTTTACACAATCTGTTTTAGACGCTGCAATAGCGACAAAAGGGAATTTTGAGGGAATGTCAAAACTCTTCGGAATGGCATATCACCAATTCAAACATCTCTATTCCGATATGGATAATGTTGAGTTTGGTAAAAATATCGCGAATGATATTGCGTGGGCTTCGAACGTTTACCGTGCGGATGGTCAAACGATTGAGCAAGCGATGAAGTCAATTGGTTCGACAGCGGCATCACTAAAAATATCTCTTGAGGAGGAGTCAGCCGTTTTGGGTATGTTGTTAAACACGATGGACCCAGGTGTAGCGGGAACTTCCTGGAAATCATATCTAACTCATTTAGATGAAGGATTTGGTAAGCTGGGGTTGGACGCATACAACGCAAATGGACAACTAAAAAACACTTCAGAACAATTGGCTGAACTCCGTAAAAAATTTGGGGACTCGTTGGATATAGGGGAGATGGATATTATAAAAAAAGCGTATGGTTCAGACGAAGCCGTACAGTTTATCAATGCCCTCTTACCAAAGACGGATGAATTAGGAGATAAAATACATGAAATTGTAGAGCTTAGTAAAAACAAAGACTATCGTTATCTGGAAATTGCAAAACAAGCAAATCTCGAATCTCTTCCAACACAAATGAAACGAGCCAGCGAGGGTTGGGAGAATTTCCAAAAAATCCTTGGAAAAGGAATCGAAGATTCCGGTCTCAAGACAATCGTTTCGCTTTTTGCGAATGGACTTTCGATCGTAAACGATTTTCTAAAAGAGAATCCGAAGATTGCCGAATTTGCCGGAACGTTTCTTATGCTCACAACAGCCGCTTCTCTTGGAGCCGGCGCGTTTCTTCTTTTGAAAGGGGCCTGGACAGCGTTTTCCGTTGCAATGAATCTCGGGCTTGTTTCGAATCCACTTGGATGGATTGTAATTGGAGTCGTCGCGGCGATCGCTGGTATCGCCTTACTCATAACTTATTGGGACGAAATTAAATCTGCGGCTGTCGGTGCTTGGAATTGGATCACAGAAACGTGGGCGGGACTCGGAGGGTTTGTCAAACTCCTTATAGCTTGGTTTCTTCCTTTTATCGGTATTCCGCTCTTGATTCATGAAAACTGGTCCACGATCAAGGATTTTCTTTTCGGTATTTGGGCTGGGTTCGTTTTAGCGGGTGCACAGATTAAATCGATGTGGATCGATTCTCCTTCTTGGGTGAAAGGTCTTGCCTATGGTCTCGCTTTACTTACGTTACCCGTAACTTGGATGATAGCTGTTCCGGCTTTGATCATTTCTCACTGGGATACACTTAAGAATTTCGTAACCGGATTTACGTCTCAAGTCTTAGAGGCGTTTAACTCACTTCCGTATGGAGTTAAAGAAGCTCTAATATTAGCGTTTGTGAATCCGTTCCTTGGTCTTGGAAGTTTAATCTGGTCCGCAATCAGCAATGTTATAGGGAACATCCGTAATCGAATGAAAGAATCCGGCTCAAGCCTCTTTAACGCATTCGGATTAGGAATCATGGATTCGATCAGCGATTTGAAAACGACAGTGAATACTGTAATGAGTGTGATTGCTCGTTTTTTACCACACTCGAACGCCGATGAAGGGCCGCTGTCGAATTTAACCGGAAATGGAGCTGCGTTTGTGGATACGTTTGCCCTGGGGATGAAACAAAGAAAGAATGTTCTTGGAATCACAATGAATGATGTTGCAAGCACTTTTGATCAGAAAGTTGAGACTGCCAAAAACTATGGGCTCAAATTTGTTGAGACAATGAAAGATGGAATGCTTTCGGGTGTTTCCAACCTAAAGAAAGGGGCGATTGATTTATTTACTCGTGGAGTGGTTCCAACAGTCAATCAGTCGGACGCAAAGGAAGGGCCGTTATCGAAAACAAGTATGTTCGGAAGATCATTCGTTTCGACTTTGACATCCGGTATCGAAACCGAAACTCCACGATTAAAACCGGTGATGCAAAGATTCAATGATGCTATGTTACCCGAAAAAGGAATTATCCGTAGACTCAAAGAATCAGAAGAAGATGAAGGTATACTTTCCGGAAAGAAAGGCTCTTCAATCAATATAGGTAGCCTGATTGGTCAATTGGTTATGAACGGCAATGGTAGAGAAAACAAACGTCAAATCGGAGAGATTTTAGCGGATGCTCTCTTTGATGAACTCGATCGATATGAAGAGGTTCCAGCATGATCGGAGGAATTACACCACCCATTGCACCGGCTGGTTATATTCCTCCAGAGATCATTACTGGGGATACGGATCGGCTTCTTATCAACGATTACGAATTTCCGTCTGCAACTAAGATTACTTGCAGACAAGAAAAACGAATCCAGTTCACGCCCATTCCTGGTAAGAAAGGAACGATAAAGGAACTTACTGGATATGACGACTGGAATATAACGGTTGAGTTTACAGTTCTTGCTGCTGTTTACGGTGCCGGTCTTCTTGCCGCTCCCTCAAATCCTTTTGTTAAAACAATGATCCAGAAGATGAAGGAACTCAGAGATATTTGGGAAAGTAAAGAAACGTTGTCTGTCACACACGCGATGTTAAAAGCGTACGGTATTAAGAATGTAGTTTGTAAATCATTCCAAATTCCAAACTCACCAATTCAATACAATCAACCGATTACGATTGTATTCGTTTCCGATGAAGAATTTGATTTGGATCTTGCGTCTTTGGATGCAAAAAGTTCAATCGTGGAGTCCACGTTATGAGTTCATTCTACATATTAAAATCCAGTGATACATTACAAAGATTATCTTCTCGCTTTTTTGGGAACTGGGAGTTATGGAAACTCATCTTAGATAACAATCCACACATTCTTGACTGGAGAAATTTGGAAGCTGGAATTCAAATTGAGATTCCAGATCCAAGAACGGAAGATGTTTTCCATACAATCGAATCCGGTGATACCTACGAATCTTTGAGTCTTCTTTATTATGGCACCGAACATTTTTCCGGAAGAATCAGACAAGATAACGATAATATCCAGCCGTACGAAAAAACTGGAATGAATCTGTTCATTTCTGCGTTGGTTTCCAAAAACGATCTTTTGAATGCAAGAAAAAGGTTATCTTAGTGTTTGTCTTAGATCAAGAACTGAATATTGGAGGGATAAAATTTCCCGTGACCGAAGTCATTTTAGAATCTTCTCGTGAAATACCAACCGATATTTTAACCATAAAGCTACCCAAATACAAGAATCTAAAAAAAGAGACGATTCGGAAATATTCGAAAGTAACTTGGAAAGCAGGATATACTCAATACGGATTGATTTCTGAGTTTAACGGATATGTCTTAGAGGTAAGTCCGACAGTTCCACTGGAACTTAAATGTGTGGATCCGTTTTTCTTTTGCCAAAGAAAAAAGATGGCAAAGAATTATCACAACGAATCTTTATTATCATTTTTGAATGATTGTATCCATCCTCAAATTAAATCCGATATAACAATTTTAGTTAGAGATCCAGACATTAAGAATATTGTAAGTATCAATTGTGCAAATAAATCCGCTCGATATGCGCTTTCAGAATTAAAAAAGATCTGTGGAGTTGATGTGTTTTTTCATGACTGGAAATTGATCATACAGAAGGCATTCGTTCATCCAAATCTTTTTTCAAAATCAAAGGACAAGAAGGTGGTCAAAAGTCAGAAACAATCTGGATCAGGTTCCACAAATCCTTCCGGATCGTTTCCAATTTTTCGTTTTGGTCAAAACATTATTCAAGAAGAACTTACTCCAAGAGAGAAGAAAGAAATCAAAGTTATTGTTCGTGGAGAGGATCCAAAGACCGGCACTACTTACCAAGGAAGTTATGGAAACGGAGAGTCGTTATATTTTGAAGTCGATGGACTGGATAGCGGTGGGGCCACGAAAAGAGCACAAGAATTATTTTTGGAACACTGCGGGTCTGGTTTTAACGGAAAATTTCTTACATTCGGCTATCCTTCCGTAACTCATTCTCAAGTCATTGACATTCAGGATCCGGAAGATTCTTCCCGCTCTGCAAAAACCTTTGTAAATAGAGTGATTAAAACCTTTAACATAAACGGATACAAACAAGAAATTTATCCCGGCTTCTTTTATGAACCTCCAAAAAATGGATCTGCAAAACCGGCTAAGAACGAAAGTAAATTCCGAAACGACTATATAGGTCCACAGCCATGACGGAAGACAAAACAATAATCTCTGCAATCGTTCGCGCCTGGAAAATCGGCTTCCCAATGTTTTTTCCAAAATCCGGAACGGTCGAATCTGTAAACAAGACCATGAAAACCTTGAAAGTAAAAATCAAAGATGATTTTATTTCCGATGTCACTTGGACAGAGCCGGTTGTTCCTATGGTAGGATCCAAATGTTTACTTATAGCTCGTGAAAACATGTCGGAAAGATATACGGCTTTCGCGTTCGAAAAAATCGATTCCATAAAAACGAAAGTGGCCGATCAAGTGGAGATTGAATTTTCAGAATTTAAGGCTTTCGTAAATTACAAAAATCTGATTAAAGTTACGATTGATGAAACTGGTCTTACGCTCGATCTCGGTGTAAATAAACTAAAAATCAAAGGCGACATCGATCAAGAAGGAAATTTCAAAACCTCGGGTAAGATAGATGCAAAACAAGAAATCACTGCTTTCGCGCAAACACCGGCGTCCGTTGGTCTGTCAACTCACTTGACCGATTATACCGACACACCGGTCGGCCCTTCTGTTACTTTTAAACCAAAGGCGGGAACCTAATATGTTTGATTTTAGAAATGATCCAGATCACTTCGGAGACTTGGTATTAGATCCCGCAAACGATGATTTTCAAATTGACTCGGATTCCATACGGATTGTTCTTTCGGAAATTCGGGAAATGTTCGAAATGCAAGTCGCTGACGATATTGATTTCCCGGAAATCTTTTCGAAACAGAGAGTTGTTATGAACTCTTCGGAATATGCAGATCAGGCGGCCAGACTCCGAGACGCGGAAAGAATTCTCTGTTTACATCCTTTTATTGAAACTTCCAGCTTAAATGTAGATCTAAATTCTGAGAATAATTTGGTTGTAAGTTTTAGATTGACGACCGGAGAATCGGTTAATAGACTTTTAATGAGGTAAACGATGTATAAAATTTTGATACTGCTTTTGATTCCAAATTTCGCATATTCAGAAAGTGCGGTATCGGATTGTATGTTCAAAGGTAAAAAACTTTTCGGACGAATTCAATTCGTTTCCTCCATGCCTGACATTCGCGTCCGATCTGTAAGTTCTGCTTCCGATCTTCGCGTTCAAACTGTAACTCATGTTCCTTCTCAATGTGGCGAATGGCAAATTGTAAAATCTTTTCCGGATTTTCGCGTACAGATAGACGCAAACGCCACCGATTTTACAATTCAATTTGTAGATTCATTTCCTGGGGTTGGGCCGTGAACCTAAACGTAACGAAGGATCAAGTTCTTTCCGATCATATTCAGACGATTAAGTCCTCTGGTGTTTTTAAAAATCACGCTTTCAGTCCTCTATCAAAAACTTTCTCTCTTGTAAGAGCTGTTGCTAACGCGGTTTTTCTTTTCATTGATTCGGATTTAGTTTCGATTCAAAAAGCAATTCATCCACATACAGCGGAAGAGCAAGATCTCCACGAACATTTGATTCGTAGAGGAATGCAGTGGAAGCCTTCACTTCCCGCAATCATTAAGGTTCGTATAGGATCTTCAACACAACCAATGATTGATAGAGATATTCCTCAAACACTCATTCTAACCACTCTCGGAAATGAAGCGCAACGTGTTCGATTCTTCATCAAGGACGCCGTAAAACTTCCGGCTGGAATTGTAGCGGATTCTCAAGGTAAGTTTACCGTAGAAGCCTTCGCACAATGCACAGTTGATGGTCCGATCGGGAATGTGGTTCCCGGTTCTATTGCAAATATTGAGAGTCCTCCAGAGGGGATCAATTACGTGATCAATTTAGAATCAGATCCAGTTCAACAAGGCCAGTTTAGAGAAACAATCACTTCTGTACGTGCAAGATTAAAAACTGCGGAAGGAGTTTCTTCTAAATGGACACCTGCTTGGTATCTTTCCGAGGCTGAAAGTTTTGCATTTGTAAAACGAGCAATTTTCAAAAGTGCAAAACTCTTAGGGACCGATGGAGAGGTTAAGATTCTTTTACAAGGATCTGTTGGAACCTTGTCTTCTTCTCAACTGAATCAGATCAAAGCTCATTTCGATGCAGAAGAAAACGATCCTGGTGGAGTTGCTCACGTTCTAGTTGATAATATTAATGAAACGGTAATCAATAAAATTGTCACAGTAAAATTTTCTTCTGCAGATAAAATTCCTTCTCAAAATATTCTTGATCAGATAAAAGATGAATTTTTCCTTTCATTGACAGAAGGTCAGGACTTTATTGACACTCAACTCAAAAGCTTGTATCAAGCTCTTCCAAATTGTATTGATGTCGATATTAATCTTCCTGGAAACGTTGACGTTCCGGCTGGGTCTCTTGCAAGTGCTGGACCAAGCTTTCAAGTTTTAGGAACAGTTTATGTCTGACCGATTCTCTTTTGATTTCGATTTCTATGTCTGGAAGAATTTAAGATCTCTGATTAAAAAACAGGGCACCTCAAGTCTTTGGTATAGAGGATTAAAATCGATTCTTTCTATTTTAGATGATAGAGCTTCTCGTCTGAATTGGTTATACCGTCAATTTTGGCTCGAAACTTCCGACACGTTAGGTCTCTCTTTGTGGGGAGTTCGTTACGGTATAGACAAACGTCCTGGTGAATCAGATGAGTCTTACCGAACTCGATTACTTCTCGCAAAACTTTTCAAGTTATCGGTTCCAACTGTCGCAACGAAACGTCAAGTAATCCAATACGCGACCGGTCTTCCCGTTGATGAAATTTCCTATGTTAAACTCTATACTTCCGAAGAAGGAAAGACAGGTTTTAAAATGGGATCCGAGGTGGATCGTAAAATGATCCCACGAAAGTATATTCTGCATCGTTATCGTTTTCTCTTCCCGAAACTTTCCGATTCTTTTGATAGAAACGGCTTGAGTAAAGCGGTAGATGCCGTCAACGTGGGCGGAAATGTTCCCGAACTTTGGGAAGATCAAGGAGAGTTCGAACCGTTTGTTATGGGAGGAACTCTTACGGGAAAGTTTCAATCTCGCAGATCCGATAAGATTTGCGAGTTCGCAATCTATTAAAGAAAAAGAGTGTGTAACACACCATATTACTTAATCGCTCCTTCTTAGGAGCATCATGGAAAAGGTATTCGTCTACTCAATCGATTCGATAAAAGAATTTTCAGTCGAACGTTTAGACTCGATTAATCTTGAAGTCGAGTTATTCAATCGTGAAAAATCTGAAGATAAACAAAAGCGAATTCATCGCGGAACAATTTTTCCTCCAGAAGGATTCAAATTTGAAGGAGGAATTCTTAAAGAATTTTCCCTTTCCGAAAAAGCCGATCGAGGTTTATTCAATGTTCCACCTGATCAAAAAATCGAAAATGATCAACTCGTTCCAAAAACTACATTAGAACTTTTGAAATCCGGGCTTCTCACCATTTCAAATTATAAAACTCAAAAGATCGCTTTCATCAATTCTAAATTTGATGATGCTCTTGAAACCGTTCTTTCACGTTATCCGAAACATGAACCAATTTCATGGCCGGTGTTACGCGAACAAGCAAACGTATGGTTGATTGCTTCCACCGAAGCAAAAACCACTTTCAAAGCTCAATTCAAAGCTCTTGTAAGTGAAGCAAAGTCCGATTCCAACGAAGATATTTCAGAACTTGCGGAAACCGTTTCCACGAAGGCCGCAAAATATGAATCGTTTTCTGGAACTTGTAAACGAATCAAAAAGGATCTGATTTCCCAAATTGAGAACAACACTAAGACGAATGTTTCGGTTCTTTACGACGAAATCGAAGCAATCCAAATCGTTTTCCCTTCTTATGACGAGGTGACAAATGGATAAACTCGCAGGTATTACTTTTCCAACAGTGGGAAAAAGAGTTTTCCCAGAAGATTGGATTCACGAACAAGAATCAAAATCGGATGCAATTATAAAACGTGACATGGATGCGTTTGGCGCGGGGATTGATTCCGGCGGAACCATCGTTGTCGGCTCCGGAGCGAATCATGTAGATCTCACTGATACACTCATTGCCTATGATGAATTTGGAAAGAGAGTTTGCGTTCCAGCAACCGCGAACATCGTAGTTCCGAATAACGTAACTTTTACTCTCGTTGTTCGTCATAAGTTTCAAGAAACTCAATATGATAGTCCTTCGAATATGCCTTCCGACGGTCCGATCATTTGGCGTGACGATTCTTACGAATTTATTTGTCGCCAAGGTTCTGTCGTAACTGGTGATATTCTACTTCGATTGATTACAACAAACGGTTCCGGCGCGGTTACATTAGGATCAGATTTGAGAGTTTGGAGAGGGTTAAAAGGAAATCGAATCAAAGACAGTGAAATTACTGAGTCAAAACTATCAACCTCTGTGAAAACCGGACTTATTACGGATCTCCACCCGGATATCGTGACTGGGATAAACCCAGATACAAATAACCCTTTGAAGTTTGTAAAGGGAATCAATCAAGTTTATCTATTCTTTAAAAACTTTCTCGACGTAACTTTTAAACAGGAAAAGAAATTCGTTGGTGAAATGTTTTGGATGGATGATATTCGAACTCCTTCTACGGATTTTCCCGCCTTTTGTTTGGCTTCCCCGGATCAGTTGATCAATTCCAGTGGAGCGGGAGCGATGCCCGATCTTGTCTCGTATTGGTTGAACAAACCATTCCGTTATGATCCTTTAGGAACCAACATAACCGACTTTGATGCGATCAGCTACACGATTTCGAGCAACGTTCTTACGGTGACTTTTGCGAATACAACCGCTTGTCAAAAAATGATCGATGCGCTTGTTGAGGATAATCTTGTTCACGGTTCGTTTACGAATTGGATGACTGGAACGCTTCAACAAGCAATTGGTGCGGCTCCTGCAAGCGCGACTCTTTCGATCTCAGCTCTTTCTTCCGGAAGTAGAACGATCAGTTTTACCTGTGCAGCCGCGAATTCAAGTGGATCACTTTCTGGAGTTAAAGTTCGTTTTTACAAACATAGATTGCCAGATATCACCGCAGGAACTACAATTACAAATCAGGTGCGCCACTTTGCAATGCAAGGACGTGGTTTTGTGGCTGTGATGGATTCGGACAGTGATTGGATAGGTGGTCTCCGAAGAAGGGATCGGTTTCAACCACACGGACACAATTTTACTTATAACAATGTTTACGGAATGATCGGCGGCGGCGGGTCCAATTGGTTAGGTGGAGGTACCACCAATGCTGGGAATGTTAATTTACAAATATTAGAACCAATCACATACGGATCCTATGGCACTCCTCGAACTGGTAAAACTACCGATGCTCGCGGATTATCAGCATTTCCTTATGTGTTTGTAAAAAGGATTTTGTAG